AGGTTTGATAATTCTAGATTCTGTTGGAATAAAGGGTAATAGGATAAAATTACAAATAATAAAAATGGGAAATTTATTAATAGGAACACATAATAGTGCCACAGGTGAGAAGGGCAAAGGAATATTAAGTTGGTTAGGTACTCCCTTCTTTAAGACACAGTCAAAAACTATAGAAGAGCAATATAATGCAGGTTGCACAATGTTTGATATAAGATTTAAACAAGATAAGGATAAAGTTGTTATATGTAAGCATGGCCTTTGGTCATCAAAGAGAACTTTAGAATCTATATTAAACCAAATAAATAATTATGGAAACTGTTTAGTATCCTTAACATATGAGGGTAAATCTAATACCTTCCTACAGCACCAATCTCTCATAGGATACTATGAATATATAAAAAAGAAATACCCTAATATAACTTGGCAATATTTAGCAGTAAAATATGGTAAAAATTCCCAAGGAATTAAATGTAGATATGATATGCTGAAAGTAGACTTGTCTATAAAGACAGTACAAGGTTTTCTACCTCTAGATGGCAGAAGTTGGCATACTTACCTACCAATACCTTGGTTATTTAAAAAAATATATAATGATACTCCAACATTTAATAATGAATATTATACTTACGTAGATTTTTTATGAGAATAACTAAAGAATTATTAAAGGAGAAACTGTTAAGATGGGTGTGGAAATTTCCACAAAGTTTTGTTGCATTATGCTTAGAGGGTGTAATATGTTCATATTCTATACAGAAAGGCATAGATAGCAGAATTTTTATTATCAATACATTATTACCCTCCTCTATATCTTTAGGAGATTTTATATTTATACGCCCACATTCTTCTGAGAAATCCATTAAACATGAGTTAGGACATAGTAAACAGTCTGATATACTAGGCCCCTTATACCTAATAATAATAGGCATTCCATCATTACTAAATAATATATCTCTTCGCTTATGTAGAAAAGTTGGAATTAAATGGGATTATTATAAATTCTACACAGAAAGGTGGGCTAATAGGTTAGCAGGAATTACTTAGAAGTATATAAATAAAGAATAATTTAACCCTCTTTACTCCTTCAAGACAAGAAAATGATACTTTGGGTTTAAAATAATTGGGAAAAAGTTTGGTTATTTGAAAAATAATACTTACCTTTGCAGTGTCAAAGAGAAGAAGATAAGAAATGTGTTTTAGGATTAAAGAAGTACTACCTTTTTTTCTTGATAATCTGTTCATACTTGCGTATTTCTAACATAAAGGTAGTACTTCTTTTTCTTTATTTTGCCTTGTGGTGTAAAGGTAACACATGGGTCTTTGGTCCCCACATTGTAGGTTCGAGTCCTGCCAAGGACAACAAGAAGATGCCCTCTTAGTACAAAGGACAGTACATAAGTCTTCTAAACTTAGAATATAGGTTCGATTCCTATAGGGAGTACTTGTTATGGGGATGTAGACTATGGGTTAGGTCATAGCCCTTTCAAGGCTAAGGATAAGGTTCAAATCCTTACTTCCCTACTAATAGATTATGTGGTGTAGTGGTCTGCATATCACACTGTCAATGTGAAGGCTAGGGTTCAATTCCCTCATAATCTGCCCCGTTTATAAGAAAGTCCTATATCACAGCGGTGATTAGGCAAATGGAAAGGTAACTGAATGGGATTCAGCCTAGTCTTGAAAACTAAGGGAACAGTAAAATGTTTGAGGGTCGGGACCTCATCTTTCCGCATGAATAGCAAAAGAATAGGTAATATAGGAGAAGCTAAAGCTTTAGCTAAATTTGTAGAATTAGGTATCCCTGTTTATATACCATTTGGTGACAATGAATCAGCAGACTTAATAGCTGAATTTAATGGTAAACTAAACAAGATACAATGTAAAACTACTGCTGCTATAAGTGAGCAATCCATAATAACTTGGAACCTTAGGTCAATAGTAGTAACCACTGGAAACAGATATAAAGTACATAATTATACTGATAAGGAGGTAGATTATTTTGTACTGTATCATAGTGTATTGGATTTATTATTAATAGTACCATTCAGTGAAATAAGTAATAAATCTTCAATATCATTTACATATCCATTTAGAGTGGTCAAAACAGCTACAAATCAAAGAGATTATAGAGATTACTTATTTGATAAGAGCAATATGGAGAGTAAATTGCTGAGGTAGCAATCCCCTCTGCTAAAGGGTGAGTACAATAAAATGTATGTGTTTCAAGTACACTGCTCTCCGCTAAATAATAAAAAATAGGGAATTAGTCCAGTTAGGTTAGGATGCAGCATTTGGGATGCTGAGGTCAAGAGTTCGAGTCTCTTATTCCCTACTAATCATTAATGGGGAGGTAGCATAAATGGATAATGCGCTAGATTTGCACTCTGGAAGATTGGGTTCGAGTCCCACCTGCTCCACATTGTTTTCTTGTTTTTCATAATACTAAGCTTTGCTTGAACCCTCTTTTGGGTAGTTAGAGGTTAAAGAAACTGCCCTATCAATGCTCCTTAGTTCAGTGGTTCAGAATAGTTCCCTTACAAGGAAAAGGTCATAGGTTCGAGTCCTATAGGAGCAACTAATGGGGATATAGCTGGAAGGTCTATGCACTTGGCTGTTAACCAAGAGATAAAAGTTCGATTCTTTTTATCCCCGCAAATTCTAGGTTCTTAGTTTAATTGGCAAAACACTTCTCTCCAAAAGAAGAGTTATGGGTTCGATTCCTTTAGAATCTGCATTATTGGCACATCTTCTAATGGTCAGGAAGCTACTCTGATAAGGTAGTAATCAAGGTTCAATTCCTTGTGTGCCAACTATATTCTGATGTACTTCAATGGTAGAAGGCTGCTCTCATAAGGCAGTAGCTAGTGGTTCGAGTCCACTCATCAGAACTAGGTTAATGCCTTAATATACTCACTTAGCTCAGTAGGTTAGAGCAGGAATCTTATACATTCAAGGTCAATGGTTCAAGTCCATTAGTGAGTACTAATGTTCTCATAGCTGAATTGGTTAAAGCAACAGTCTCTTAAACTGTGGACTCTGGGTTCAAGTCCCAGTGGGAACACTCATTTCCCTAAAGCATTGGTGGTGATGCTAGAGACCTTTAATCTCTGGAACTAGGTTCGACTCCTAGTGGGGAAACATAATTGTTTAACTCCAAATTTTACAGTTATGAGAAGAGTTCTTAATTTTATTAAGAAAGCTGGTAATGTTTATGTAAGAATCATTGCTAAGAGTCAGATGATGACTCCTACAGGGTCTATTCCAATACCGGAATAACCCTTCATTTGGAGGTAAACTAATTAGGGGTAGCTTTAATGTGGTGAATTAAAGCAGACTGTAAATCTGCTGCCATGGGCTATTTAAGGTTTGATTCCTTTCTGCCCCACTTCAATAGAAATCGAAGTCCTTGACTTATGGAAGGTGATGCAGGTAGAGATGCAAATAAGTCATTTGGGTACTGGGCAGGTCTGGTGACATTGCGTGAGACTGAAAATCTCAAGAATAAAGTTCGATTCTTTGAGTACCCACCTAATACTCCTGTGATGGAATTGGAATACATACTGACTTTAAAAGGTTAGGGCCTGAAATAAGGATTAGAAGTTCGACTCTTCTCAGGAGTATATGCCCAAGTATGCGAATTGGTATAGCAGCAGCACTTAGGATGCTGTGGGTAAGACATTGTGGGTTCGACTCCCACCTTGGGTACTAAAAATAATTTGAAAATAATTAAGTAAATGCTTGGTTATATCATAAGTTTTACTTAACTTTGCATTATTAAAATAAGAGAATATGTTTGAGGAAGAGAGTTTATTTACTCCAATAGAATCAGATAGGGATATGTTATCCGGTTCTTCACAACTATTCATAGATTTCTTGAATCAGATTGAAGGTTGGAAGACTAAATGTAAGAATCTACATTGGGCAGCTCCTAAAAAGAATATACATGTATATCTTGATGAGTTCCTTGAAATCCTATCAGACTACCAAGATAGTCTTGCAGAAGGTTACATGGGCATCCTAGGTAAGATGCAGCCTAATGCTATCAAAGGCACTTCAAGTGATGCATTGAATGCTTACACATTTATAGCAGAGGTTAAATCTGCCACCTTAGCATTTTATGCTAAGATACCACAGGATGTTATCTATAAGGGTATTACTTCAGAATGTGAGACTTTCATTCAGAACATCAACAAGTATGATTACTTGTTCCACTTATGTGATATAAGACCATATTAAGACACCGTCCCCTTAGTGTTAATGGTTAGCAAGCTTGTCTTGTAAACAAGAAGAGAAGGTTCAAATCCTTTAGGGGACTCACAAGTTACTAAAAGCTGTCTTACCTACAGTGAGAGAGTAACACCTAATGCTACTAGGTAAATCTAGCAGGAGCTGACCTGCGCCAACTTAAATTAAAAAGCTGAAACTAAAATTAGAGTTCAGTAGATGTAGGCGATTAGGGGTGCAAGTTAAGGTGATACTTGCAATGCCTAAGTACCAGTTACCCAAATCTTAGGCTCTTGTAGATATGGTGTTAGTGGTAGCATATGACATTGCCAATGTCAAGGGGTCAGTTCAAGTCTGATTATCTACTCAATGTGGGATTAGTGTAATGGTAACATGTAACCCTTCCAAGGTTAATTTGACAGTTCGAGTCTGTTATCCCACTCTAACATCGCGGAGAGAATTGGTATTCAATCCAGTCTCATAAGCTGGACTCCAAGTGTTCGATTCACTTCTCCGCAACTAGTTTAAATTGATATGGAAAAGAGTAGAATGACAAGGACTAAGATAGAGGAGGGCCAAGAAGTGCATCAGATGATGCATGCTTTGACTGCTGATAATCTTAGGGGAATTGTGAAGGAAGCCAATTCCTTAGGGATTAAAAGAGAAGATATAGTCTCTCTCTTAGAGGAAAGAGGTCAGTATGTATTAATATACTATTATGGAGGAGAAGCTTAATTTAGTAGAGAGAGCATTGATGAGTGAGGAGGAGTTCAAGAAGTATCTGGGAAACAAGGCAGATATAGTAGAGGACTCGCTTACAGTAGAGAACCCACTTACAGAGACTCTTAATTTAAGAGATTATAGAGCTGTTGGTAAGTTTAAATCAATTAGGAGAGCCATAAGAAGAGGGTTAGTATCTCCTTCAGGCACTATATGTCCTAAGAGATCTTTCAATAACAGAGCTAATACTAGCAGAAGGAAAGGGCACCACAGCAGAGTAATGAATGAAGTAAAGAAGTCAATATATGAGCAACTCAAACACAGAAGGGCGGAATGCCTATAATGAGGAACCTGTTCTATATTGCAAGCATTGTTTATCCTTGAAGGTGAGATTTGTACATAGGATGAAGGATTCGGATTATTGTGATGAGTGTGGCTCTACTGATATTGGGGAGTGCTCAATAGAAGAGTGGGAGACTAATTATAGGAACAGGTACGGACACAAATATTTGGAAAACTATTAAATATAAAATGATATGAGAGAAAAGGAAGAACTTAGGCAGGAACAGCCATCTAAGATGAGTTATGAACAGTTGGAGAATGTGGCTCATCAATTGAGTGAACAAGTTAAGCAGTTGTACATGAGCCTTCAGAAATCTAATCTGGAGAATATATTCCAAAGACTTAACTATTTATTTAAGGTGGTAGAAAATGGCCATGCATTTAAGCCGGATTTCTTGAATAAGTGTACAGAGGAGATTGAAAATATAATGGCAACTCCTGAGGAGGACACCAAGGAAGAGGGTAAGGAAGAAAAGTAAATATCATCATGGAGAAGCCTAATAATATAGCAAGAGTACCATGCTCTCTAGACAAAAGCTTCTTCAGGTATTGGTTCATGTTCCTAGAACCTTTTCATAAGTTAACCAAAAGAGAGATAGATGTTGCTGCATCTTTTGTGAAGCAAAGATATGAACTCAGTAAAGTTATCAAGGACAGTGAAATACTTGATAGGGTTACAATGAGTGAGGATACAAAGAAGAAGGTGAGGGAAGAGTGTAATATTACTCTTCCACACTTTCAAGTAATTTTGGGTAAATTAAGGAAGAACAAAGTCATAGTAGATGGCAAGATAAATCCCAAATTCATCCCTAATATCAATGCAGATAATGATGCCTTCCAGTTGTTATTACTCTTTGAGTTAAAATGATATATTCTGATATAATTGGTAAGGTTTCCAGTGAGTTGAACCTGCCTGCTAAGCTAGTAGATAGAACATACAGGGCATTTTGGTTATTCATTAACCAATCCATACAATCCTTGCCATTAAAGGAAGATATTGATGAGGAGGATTTTGCTAAGTTGAAAACAAACTTTAATATTCCTTCATTAGGTAAGTTGACTTGTACCTATGATAGAATGTTGGGAGTTAAGAAAAGGTTTAAGATTATAAAACAGTTAAGGGAGAAGAAATGCTAAAGGTTAAAAAGATAAGGCCAATGTTCACTGCACTTATCACTACTATGAACAAGTATGAGCATGATGTAGTGACTGAAGGTGGACTTATTGATACCACAAAACAGCAAGGAGGGTTAAAAGAATACCAGACTGTTCTTGCAGTGGGAGATTCAGTAAGGAATATAAAGGTTGGAGATTTGGTTTGCATAAACCCAACAAGATATGCAGTCAAACAGCATAGAGAAGGTACACTAAAAGATGGAATTGTAACTGATAATCCAGTTATCAAATACAACTTTGATATTGTTGAAATGGATGGACAGCAATGTCTACTCCTTCAAGACAGGGATATAGACTTTGTGGTAGAGGAGTGGGAAGAAGTTCCTGACCCTACTTCATCTCCAATTATCCAACCAGACAAGAAAAGACTAATTGTATAATACAAAAGAGTATCAGGAATACTATTCTGATACTCTTTTTTTTTACCAATACTTTATGATAAAATTATTCAGATACGAAGGATATAAGATAATAATATCTGAGGAAGCTCTTGCCCTAAAGCCATTCAAGCAAATTTGGCAAAGAGATAGGACTGTTAACAAGGATAAGGCAATCGCAGAATTGGGATTTATATATTTTTTCTGTGACCCTAGAAGTGATTACCAATATCTTGTTGATAAGGATGAGAGAAAGGAAGCTATTAAAGAGGGAGAAGGTATGCCTCCCAAATGGGAGCCTGATAAAGTAGTAAAGGATGCTATGGAGTTTTACATGTCCTTTAAGCCAATCTCCGCTTTACTTCTTGAAGACACGAGATTCATGGTTGATAAGTTCAGGGCAAAGCTTAGGAGCATTGATTTTGACAGTCTTGAAGTAAAGGAATTTAAGGAGATTACCAGCATTGTAAAGCAGATTACTCCACTTGTCAAGGACTTGGATGAAGCAGAAAAGGCCCTCAATTCAGAAATAAGAAACTCAGGAAAGATGAGAGGTTCAGGAGAGAAGACAATATTTGAAGATGACTTAGCAATATAATTATGTTAGAACACTTTATAGAGGGACTTAATAATCATATTAAGGGAAGAAGAGAAGTTTTAGACATTCAGACTACAGGCCATTTGGTTTTACAAAGAGAGATTATCCCACATAGTACTTTTAAGGTTTTGAAGACTTATAAGTATACTGTTTGGTTTGTCAAAGATTTCAAGACATATGAGGTACTTACACTAAAGCATACAGTAAGGTCTCTTACTGGTCAGGAAGAGTCTGTGAATAAGGATATGAGTGTTACATTATCTGAAATGTTGTTTAATTGGGTAGGTTCATCATTCTATGATGAAGTCATAAGGGGAGAATATAATGGAATTTCAGAGGATTAAAATGAACAAATATCAGACTGAGCTTACTGAGGAATTGGTTAATAGCCTTCCTCAGGAAGTTCAGGACCAATTATTTGATATTATAAATAATGTAGAGTTTGTCAAGAGACTGATAAGTCCTACAAGAGAATATGCCAAAGACAGGCCAAGGGATGATAAGGGTAGAATTATTGTAGATTTAGTCAATCCCCATATACTTGAGAATATGGATTACTTCAGGCCATCTGCTATACATTATGAGAAGTATGGTACATTTACCAACCTTAGACCTAATGCCAATCCTAATAGTGAATATGGTAAGTGGATAAGAGAAGAGAGAAGAAGGATTTGGGATGGATATGTAAGGGAATCTGATGGAGAATGGGTTACAGGATATTTGTATTGGTTCCTTAATTATTCTCCTATGATGCTATCCAAGATTAGGGAGTATAAAGATAAGGATGGTAAAAAGAGGAAGTCAAAGAGGGCAGATAGAGTAGAGTCATTACCTGAGTGCTGGGAAGGTATATATTGGAGATTCCATTGCTTAGACCAAGCATCAAATGGTGGCCTTTACAACAACTTTGAAGGAGGTCAGCACATGGCTGAGCTTGCATCCAGAGGTAAAGGTAAGTCATATAGTCTTGCATCAATTCTCAATCACATATTTGTAGTGGGTGAGAATAAGGATGCACATGAGAAAGTAAAGGGTATAGTAACTGCTTATCAGAAGGAGTATCTAACCAAGGATGGTGTACTCAACAAGTTTGTAGATATGGCTAACTTCTGTGCAACTAATACTCAGTTCCCAAGAAAGAGATTAAAGAACTCTTTACAGGAAATGACTTGGACAATGGGGTATAAGGATATGGAGTTGGATATTGAAAGAGGCACTCAGAATACAGTCTTAGGTGTATCATCTAAGGATGATGAATCTAAGTTGAGAGGTAAGAGAGCTGCCAAGATTCTTATCGAGGAGTTTGGTACTTTCCCTAGACTTGTAGACCTATATAATGTATTGTTACCTTCAGTACAGGATGGTGATATTATCTTTGGACAAATCTATATGTTAGGTACTGCTGGTGATAATGAATCAGACTTTGCTGGTGCCCAAGAAATCATGTATAATCCAAGGGGTTACAATATGTATGCCTTACCTAATGTGTTTGATAAGTATAATCAGGGTAAGCCTTATTTTGTGTTCTTCTTCCCCGGTTATGTAAACAGAAAAGGATGCTACAATGAAGATGGGGTATCTGATATTATCAAGGCACTGATTGAGATTCTTATGAACAGATACAGGGTAAAGTATAATTCTACTGACCCTAATACTATTATCAAGACTATTGCTGAGGTTCCTATTACACCTGCTGAAGCTATTGTGAAGACAGGTGTAAACATGTTCCCTGTAGCTGATTTGACTGAAAGAATAGGTCAACTGGATTCCAATCCTACAGAATATAATGATGTCTATGTAGGTGATTTGGTATTTGGCAAGGATGGCCAAGTGGAGTATAAGCCTACTTCTGCACAGCCTATCAGAGATTTCCCACATAAGGACAATAAGATTGAGGGAGCTATCGAGATATTTCAGATGCCTGAGATTGATAAGAATACCAACAAACCTTACAATGACAGGTATATATTAGGTGCTGACCCTTATGATGATGATGAATCAAATACTATGTCTTTAGGTTCTATATTTGTACTGGATTTATGGACAGATAGGATAGTAGCTGAATACACTGGAAGACCTCCTTTTGCTGATGATTACTATGAGATTTGTAGAAAGCTTTGTCTATTCTACAATGGCAGGCTGAACTATGAGTACAATAAAAAAGGTCTATTCTCTCACTTCTCGACAAGAAATAGTCTCTATCTTCTTACAGATGTTCTTGATTTCTTAAAGGAAAAGCAGATGATGAAAGATGGCTATGGTAACAAGTCAAAAGGTACTAATGCCTCTCCTGCCATTAATGCTTATGCAAGGAGTAGATTGAGAAGCTGGCTATTAGCTCCAGTTCCTATTATGCAAACTATTGATGGAGAAGAGAAAGAGGTAATGGTTCCAAGACTATTTACTGTGAGGAACAGAGCACTGCTGAAGGAGCTTATTAATTACAACTCTGAGGGTAACTTCGATAGAATATCTGCTATGGGTATGTTGATGCTTCTAAGAGAAGATAGAATGATAAGATACCAAGGAGATGTTAGTAAGGAAAAGCAGGAGAGGACTAATAATAGCTATGATGGTAATGACCCATTCTTCAAGAGGAACTATGACTTTAGGTTTAGGCAGTAAATTTAGTAAAAATGGAGACTAATAGTTAATAAATTATTTATATACTTGCATGGGATTATATTTTTATTTAACTTTGCAAAGTAACTAGATTGAAGTATATGGAAGAGAAGTACATAGTATACCTACATATAAATAAGACAAATAATAAAGTCTATGTAGGAATAACCCGTTTCACGAAGAATCCTAATAGGAGATGGAGAAATGGCATAGGATACAAAGAGACTTCTTTGATATATAAGGCTGCTCTGAAATATGGATGGGGCACTTTCAGTCATGTAATACTTTGCAAGACTACAAAAGAAAGGGCATGTCTATTAGAGCAGTCTCTTATAAAGCTCTACAAGAGTAGAGGACTAAGTATAATATAGGGTTGGGAGGAGAGGGTGCTGAATCCTTTTCAGATGAAACTAAGGAGAAACTTAAACAGTATGCTCCTTGGATTAAGGGTAAACATCATACTGAAAAAGCTAAGAAGAAAATAAGTGAAGCAGGAAGAAGATCTTGTTCTGAAGAGACTAAAAGGAAAATTGGTAGAGCTAACAAAGGCCATAACAATGGCATGTATGGTAAGCATGTTTCTGACTATGTGAAGAAATTAATATCTGATAAATTTAGCAAGCCTGTACTTCAATTGGATTTGAATAATAACATTATTAATAGATTTTCCTCTGCTTCAGAGGCAGAAAGGTACTTAAATGGTAGAGGCAGTCATATAGGCTGTTGCTGTCTTGGCAAGAGGAAAACTGCTTATGGATATAAATGGAAATATGAGTGATTTTATACAACTTCCTCCACAGCAGTTACCTTTTAGCAAAAAGAACAGAAAGTGGAGGAAACAAATTTTGGATTGGGCAGATAGTAAGACCTTCTTCAATTATAGCTTAGTTAGAAAATCTGTAATACATAAGAAAATTAACTATGACTTACTCAATGGTAAACTACATATGAGTGACCTTGAGATGATACTGAATCCTGAGAAGCTACAGGCAGGTTTCATACCTGATAGAATCCAACACTATCCTATTATGAATAGTAAGTTGAATGTGCTTAGAGGTGAGGAAAGTAAGAGAGTTTTTGACTTCAAAGTAGTAGTTACTAATCCTAATGCTATTACAGAGATAGAGAATAACAAGAAGCAAGAATTACTACAGAAGCTACAGGAATGGGTATCTAATACTTCTCAATCAGAAGAGGAGGCTAACCAAGAGCTTGAAAAGATAAATGATTACTACACCTATGAGTGGCAGGACATGAGGGAAATTAGGGCTAATGCCCTTCTTAACCACTATGTAAAGGAGTTGAATATTCCTTTAATGTTCAATCAAGGGTTCATGGATGCAATGGCAGTTGGTGAAGAGATTTATCAATGTGATATTGTAGGAGGTGAGCCTACTATTGAAAGACTAAATCCACTCAAAGTAAGAATCTTTAAGTCAGGATATAGCAATAAGATTGAGGATGCAGATATGATAATCCTCGAAGATTATTGGAGTCCAGGCAAGGTTATTGATACCTACTATGATGTATTGACAAAGAAAGACATGGAGTATATAGAGAAAATGCCTGACCATGTAGGTCAAGCTGCTACAGACTCTATGGATAATATTGATGAGAGATATGGCTTTGTCAATAATCACATGATAGGGGATGAAATAAGTACAGAGGGATTCTTTTGGGACCCATTAGGAGGATATGATGGGGTTAATAACTCACTTCTTCCTTATGATGTTGCAGGAAACTTGAGAGTACTTAGAGTATATTGGAAGTCAAGAAGAAAGATTAAGAAGGTAAGAAGTTATGACCCTCAAACAGGTGAAGAAGTATTTAACTTCTACCCAGAGACTTATGTAATAGATAAGGATGCTGGAGAAGAAGAGCAGATATTCTACATCAATGAAGCATGGGAAGGAACTAAGATTGGCACAGACATTTATGTCAATATGAGACCAAGAGTAGTTCAGTACAATAGACTAAGCAACCCCTCAAGATGTCACTTTGGAATTGTAGGTTCTATTTATAACCTTAATGACAACAGACCATTCAGCTTGGTGGATATGATGAAGCCATATAACTACTTGTATGATGCAATACATGATAGATTAAATAAGCTGATAGCAAGAAACTGGGGTTCATTGGTGAGATTAGATTTTGCCAAGAAACCTAAGGGATGGGATGTAGAGAAATGGTTATACTATGCAAAGACTATGGGTCTTGCAGTAGAAGATAGCTTCAATGAAGGTAATGTAGGTGCAGCTACAGGTAAACTTGCAGGTGCATTAAACAATGCTTCTACTGGGGTAATTACAGCTTCTGATGGTAATCAGATACAGCAATACATTAATCTTCTTGAGTTTATCAAGATGGAAATGGCAGAAGTTGCTGGCATTACCAGGCAAAGAGAAGGTCAGGTAAGTAATAGAGAGACAGTAGGTGGAGTAGAGAGAAGCATGATGCAGTCTTCTCATATTACAGAGTGGCTATTTGTAGTACATGAGGATGTCAAGAAGAGGGCATTAGAGTGTTTGCTTGAAACAGCTAAGATAGCATTAAGAGGCAGAAGCAAGAAGTTCCAATATATCTTGTCTGATAATTCAATAAGAGTTATGGAGATAGATGGTGATGAATTTGCAGAAGCTGATTATGGTCTTGTAGTGGATAATAGCAATGGTGTTCAAGAATTAAACTCAAAACTTGATACTTTAGCTCAGGCAGCATTGCAGAACCAGACTCTATCATTCTCAACTATTATGAAGTTATTCAGTTCATCTTCACTTGCTGAAAAGCAGAGACTTGTTGAAAAGGATGAAAGAAGTATTCAAGAAAGACAGGCTCAAGCTCAACAACAGCAATTGCAGGTACAGCAACAAGAGATAGAACAGAAGGCTCAGATGGAACAGGCTAAGATGCAACAGGAAGATGCTCTTAACCAAAGAGATAATGAGACAAAGATTATTATTGCACAAATGCAAGCTTATAGCAAGAATAGTGAAGATGATGGTATAATAGAACCTGAATATTCACAAGAGGCTAAAGACAAGCTAATGGAGCAGATAAGGGAATTTGATTTAAGACTTAAGCTTGATAAGGAAAGGCTGGAGCATGATAAGGAGAAGGCTGAAACTGATGCAAGGCTCAAGGAAAAACAAATAAATAAGCAGAAAGCAACTTCTAATAACAATAATAAGCAATGAAAAAATTTAGAGATATTATACAAGATATAAAAGCTCCAGGTACAAGTGACCTCTGGATTAATAATGGAGAGTTGAAGTACTATACTAGTAATGGCTGGAGAGCCATTACTGGTAATGGCTCTTCCGATGTATATGTTCTACCGGGTAGCCTTCAAACAACAGAAGGATGGTGTATAACAGACGTAGAATCTATTGTAGGGAATTGGGATGAGTTTATAAAAGCTGCCTCAAGTGGTAAAGTGATTATTGGTTGTATTGGAAGTGACTTTAATTACACTATTTACATGAATCTTACACTAATTACTTACGAGGATAATAATGTAATTATACTGGCTTCCATAGTAGATTGTTCTTATATGTGGGTAGCCCACAAGACTGAAGATGATAGTTCTATAAATTTTGCAGGTATTACTGAACTACTCCTCAGTTCTTCTGTTATAGACTCCTTAAATTCTCCTTCTACAACTGATCCTCTATCAGCCAACCAAGGTAGGATTTTGAATGAAAAGATAGTAAAACTAGAGAGTAAGTCTAATGTTGCAGTGCTCACACCTACAGGTACAAAACTAATGGAGTTGGTATCCAGTAGTCCTAATGTTACACAAGAGCAGTTGGTTGAAGCAGGTTTCACTCCTGAAATATGTAGAAGGTTGAATGCTGGAGAAGTGATTTACATGAGTGGTGAATGTGCTGGTTTTAGTAATGATGCTTTGTATCCAATACAAGGTATTGCCCCTAATTCCTCTCCTGACTTAGTACCGTCTAGATTGTGCTACTGTCACTATAGTAGTTATAGTGCGGATGGCACTGCTAATGGAGGGTGCTTTACTACAATTAAGAAGCAATCCTCAGGTCAGTACCTTGTAGATTATATTGAGTTGTAGTATGGAAATGATGAAAAAGAAGCAGGTTGTTGCTTCCCATAATAGAGAGCCTCTTATAGAGAATCTATGGTTAAGGGATGGCAAGTTGCTATACTTTGTCAATGGAGAGTGGCAACCTGTATTAGGTCAAGATTCTAAAGTAATTATAGAGTAACATGTTCACTAAGAATCAAATAGAAGAAATTAGAGACAAATTGGCTCAGTTGGGAGTCAAGGATACAGAGTTTAAGGTAACAGAAGAAGTATCTGAAGATGATATGATAGCCATTGTCTCAGGTGGTGAGAATAAGATAATCCTGTTGAAAGACCTATTGAGTGAAGCAGCAGGTACTATTGTTATTGAGTAATAAAAAAAAAAAGAATGGAGATTGTTAATTCAATTATGCCAATGAGTGATGTAGAAGCATTGGCAGCAAACGGACAAAAATTAAGAGTAGCGGTAACAAAAACTTCCGCACAAGGTAAGGCAGCACAGAGTGCTACCCCAAACCTAATGAGTTTTAGTACCGATGAAAACAGTGTGTGGTTTAATGGGAAGATGTATGGGGTACATAGATTTAATAATGTTTCAAGCCTGAATACTAACTCAACAGCAGAACAGGTATTGTCTGCTTTGAATGTCAGTAAATCTTCTGAACTTCATGATTTAGCCCATAAAGGTGTACTTTTCATAGATACCATTTCTGGAAATACGATAGTAAAATATGAAGATGGGGATGGCACTTTCCAACTCTATGTACCAAGCTCAGATTCAAGGTCAATAAAGAGACTTACTATTACTGTATCTAGTAATAAAGTGACAGGGTTGACCACTATATCTCATTTAATAGTTGATGATATCAGGAATACTCTGACCTCTACTGAGACTAACAAGGCTCTTTCGGCTGCAATGGGTAAGAAATTGCAGGATGAAAAGTTAGCGAAAACAGACGTAGTGAATAACCTTACCACTACTGATCCTAATAAAGCTTTGTCTGCGGCACAGGGTGAAATACTCAGTTATAAGTTTAAACACAACTATATACCCATTAACTTTTCTGCTATTAACAACACTAGTGATAGTGCCACTATAAAAGGGTATATGGGTGGTATAGATGGTAATGCTCTTGTTACTAGGCTTACCTCTGGTGCAACTTTAATTGATTCTAGTAGTGAAAATTGGGTAATTACTCCACAGGAGGTAAGTACCTCAAAGGTAGTATTTGTAGGGTTAAAGCTTCAATCATTTCGTATAGCTACTAAGACTATCACAGTAACTATAAGTGGCAGTAATTACACAAATGTGGCTGTTACTACTGCCGATAGATATGTGCCTAGTGTGGTAAATAATCTAGCCTCATCTGATACTGCAAATGCTCTTTCAGCTGCGCAAGGCAAAGCACTTAATGATAAGATTTCTGCGTTAGGCTCTGTCTGTAGAATAAAAGGTAGTAAGACAAATATTTCAGAGGTTTTAGCTTTGACAGATGCAAAGGTTGGTGATGTTTGGAATGTGACTAATGCCTTTACTTTAGGTGGTAAGCCATATCCTGCAAATACCAATGTTGTATGTACTACAGCAACTAGCTCATCTGACCACGATGAAGGAAATTGGGACCCGTTGGGAGGTACTGTTGATTTGAGTACTTATGTGCCTAAGAGTGATATAGTTGATAACCTATCAACTTCAGATTCAAAAAAGCCTCTCTCTGCTAGACAAGGACTTGCCCTTGCTACTATGATAACGGAATTAAAAGATAATAAGGAGACCTATCAGCTTCTCAAAACACTTGAAAGTGGCACACTATCCACTCAGAGTGGAATAGATGCTATTCTAGGTCCCTATAGTAGCTTCAATACCGCCCTTAATGCAGGTAAGGTAATACATGGAGTATATAAAGACAACACCAACAGAATGAATACAGTAGCATTCTCAGCATTCAATGATACTACTAACAGTAGGGTTAGAATGTTTGCGGTACTGAATAATTCTACCTTACTATATATACAGGCTACTTATAGTGGGACTAATTGGACTAGTGCTACCACAAGTGAAGAGTCTTTTAGTGCAAGCATCACTATAGAATAAAAAAAAAGTTATGAGTGCAATAGGCAAAGAGTTTAAAGTAAATGTATCTACCGACAGAGCTACTGCAATAAGTAGCTCTGCTGGCAGTTACCCTAATGTGTTGTATTTCCCTACAGATGATGATAATGTCATCATATTTAATGGGAACATATATGATTGGAATGCAAGTGTAACTTCTCCTAAGTTAATCTCCTCAGGAGACCTGAATACATATAGGGGAACTCAATATTTAGGTGTTTATTATGCCAATCATGGCAATAGTATAAGTAATAAACCTTCTGGAGTATCACAGTTTGCATTACATGTGCTCTTGGAGAATAATGACTCTTCGACTATACAGGTACTTTATTCAAAAAACAAGATATATACTAGAGCTTATGAGTCATCTTCTTGGTCTTCTTGGACTGAGATTGGTGCAGGAGGTATAACTTCTATACCTCAAGCTTCTAGTTCAGCATTAGGAGGTATAAAGATAGGGTACTCTGATAATGGCAGGAATTATGCTGTAGAGTTGGATAGTTCTGGTAAGGCTTATGTTAATGTACCATGGACAGATACAAATACAACATATAATGTTGCTACTACTAGTGCCAATGGACTTATGAGTTCCAGTGATAAGTCCAAGCTTGATGGAATCCAAGCAGGTGCAGATGCTGTGTCATTCAGCAGGTCTTTGTCTTCAGGTACAAAGATAGGTACCATTAATATTAATGGTACCAATACTGACATATATGCTCCAACAGCAAGAGAGCCAGTTAAGTATGGAGTAGCTACTTCAACTACACTAGGATTGGTTAGGATTGGGTATCCTGAGAGTGGCAAGAATTATCCTGTTGAGCTTAATTCCTCAAATCAGATGTATGTCAATGTCCCTTGGACTGACAATAACACAACTTACTCAGCAGGAGCTGGACTTAGTTTATCAGGAACAGTTTTCTCCCTAGGGAAGGCAACACCTACTACACTAGGTGGCGTAAAGGTATCCAGCACTGAGATTAGCACAATATCTACTGTTGCTGCTACTACTTTTGGTTCACAGAACAGAATATATCCTGTCCAGCTTGCTTATCCATCAGGTAGTGCAGGAACAAATGGTAATAAGATACTTTCAGTGTATGTTCCTTGGGAGAATACTACTTATAGTGTAGTAAGTACCTCAAAGAATGGGTTAGTCAGTATGGATTCTGCATTGGCAGAGCTAGCCTACGAAGATAAGGATGCTGGTAACCTAGGTTCTCTTGCTAGATTTGGAGAGATGGGCATGTTGGAGGTTTCAACAATTATGGAAGATGACTTAGCTCTGGTTAATAAGAGTAATAGCTGGACAGCATATCAGGACTTTAAGTCAGGTGCTGGTAATTCAGGCTCTGATATGAGATTCAAAAGGGAAGTCACATGTATGCCTGATGTGCTGGATAATCTGATGTCATTAAATGTCATAAAGTATATATGGGAACACCCTGATGAAAATGGTATAAGATGCACTTTTGGTGTGAAAGCTGACCAGCTTCTGTCACTAGGTGGGGTATATGCTACTATGGTCCACAGCAGAGCTGATAAATATGATACCAAGTGGGTAGAATATGATAGATTTGGCGTGCTGGCAATCAAGGCATTACAGGAGGTTGTAATGAGGAACAAGCAACTGGAGAGCAGAATAGAATATCTTGAGGATACGATAAATTCTATGAGAAGAATATGGGAAGAGAATTCATGACACAAATAGAGGCAGTAGAGAAGGTAGGAGGTTCCCTACCTTCTGCTACAAAACAATTTTGTACAGCCTCTTGGCTTGCAGGCCATTCTGGTATATTTAATACCAACTCCCTACAAGGGTATAAAGCAAAAGACTTTGTGAGTGAAATGCATATAAAGCCTGCTATAGTAACAACTAAATATGAAATAACAATTCCTGAGGTGAGGGTTTCTTTTGGATTTGAAAGTGGCACTCCTCAAGGATTTACATATCTTAGTGACTCTGACCAATTATCACAGACTAAGGCAGTCTTATGTGCAGTACCTGTTGATGGTGGTCAGATTTCTTCAAGTGTATATACTCCTACTAATGGTGGTAGAGATGACAATTATGGTGCACAGTATATGCTATTCTCAGGCATGAAAATATCTGTTGTTGCAGGCACCTCACTAGCTAAGTTATACATAGTATTGTATAATGACCAAAATACCATGGTTCAGTATAATAATAAGAGCATTACCAATCTTATGTCAGGTAACAACATATATAAGCTGACTAATGCTATTATGAGAAATAGTTCTGCTTACAGTAACCTGTTTAATGGTGCAAATTACACAAAGACACAAGCAGTAGGTGATTCTAATGGTAATGCTACTAATTCTGTGTGGTGTGCTATGCTTCCATTGACAGATGATGGAAAATCTAATGGGAGTTATTCAGTAGGTTCAAGCATGGATGCACCTCCCACTAATGTCAATTCTAACCGGCAACTGTACAACTTCAAGGGTTCTATAATTTACAACAAATTAAGATCATTTACTCCAACTACATAGCTATGAGAAAGATATTAGTAAGTATTATATCAGTGATTATGCTGGCTTCCATATCCTGTTCCATGTATTACTGCAATGGGTATAAGAAAATGTCTGATGAGTTGGCTGTTGCAGTGAATAACAATAAGGCATACTCCTTGGAGAACAGTTCCCTGAAGAAGGAAAATAGAGTGTATAAGCTAACTGCTGAGCAGCTTGAGTATTACAGTGATTCCATTACTGTTGAAATGGACAGGATTAGAAAGGAGTTGAAGATAAAGGATAAGGATTTGCAATACTTACAATATCTGTTATCTACATCAGAAAGGATAGATACTGTTACTTTCCAAGATACCATATTCAGTGAAACAACATTTCATGTTGATACTCTGATTGGGGATAAATGGTATCAGTTGAAGCTGGGAATGAAATTCCCTAATGTCATTACAGTGCATCCTAAATTTGTAAGTGAGAAATACATAGTTACACATAGCAAGAAAGAGACTGTAAATCCTCCTAAGAAATTTTTTCTGTTTAGATGGTTTCAGAAGAAACATAGAGTGGTGGAAGTTACTATTGTGGAAAATAGTCCTTATGTGAATAATAAGCAGCAAAAATTTATTGAAATAATTAAATGACATGATTGACCTAGGTATATTAATTACTGGAGGAGTAGGGATAATAACCACAGTAATCAGTGGTTGGACTTCTTGGTTCTTTGCAAGAAGAAAGTATAATAGTGAGGTAGATAATAACCTCATAGAGAACATGCAGCAGTCTTTGGAGTTTTATAAGAAGTTGTCTGACGACAACAAGAACAGGCTTGACGAGGTTCTTAAAAGAAATGCAGAGCTGGAACAGGAGATAAAGGATTTAAGGAAGCAGATGTTCAGTCTCATGAACTCCATCTGTACTGACCTTACTTGTCAGTTGAGAAAAAGAAACTTGAATTTATTTAATGAGCAAAGTGGAACTGATAGTAGACAGGAAATGGAAGAAACAGAGTTACACGATAAGTAACCTACTTGTAGATGGGAAGTGGTTCTGTAATGTACTTGAAGACACTGATAGAGGATTAGATGACAGCATGAGTGTCGCTAAAATCAAATCCTTAAAGAAATCAGGCATTACAGCAATCCCTAGTGGAACTTATGATGTAACTTTAGATGTATATAGCCCTAAGTTTGGGCCTAAATCTTTCTACAAAGAGACATGCAATGGCAAATTACCCAGACTTCTTAATGTAAAGGGGTTTGATGGTATCCTTATACATGCAGGTAATACAGATAAGGATACTTCAGGATGTCTCTTGGTAGGTGTAAACTCTGAAGTTGGTAAGGTTCTGAATAGTCAGGATACATTCAGGAAGCTATATAAGCTACTTCAAGAGGGCAAGAATAGAGGTGAGAAAATAACCATAAAAATTCTATGATATGGCAAAGAAGTGTGGTTGCAAGGGAAAAGGTAAGAACAATAGATGCAAGAATAGTTTCAAATCAAGTTATAAATAGCCTTCAAATATCTGTACTGAAGGAGGTGCCTTCAGGGAACTTCAATCCCGGAGTCAACTTCCTACTGAAGAATATATCTGATGATGATGTGGAGGTTACTATAATTCCAGCAGGACAAAAGGATAGCATAAAGACTATTCTAGGTGTTGGATGGATCCAGAGATATGTAAAGGTGTTATAAGTGCTCCTTCAGGAGTTCTTCAATATGGATATTAAAATATGGCAACAGCAATTATAGGTACATTAAAGCATCTTCCTAAGGCATCAATACTGCCTACTTTACCAGAGACAGGTAGACCTAACAGGATATATTTTATCCCCAATGAAGACCCTACAGAAGATAATAGGTATAATGAATATCTATGGGTAAAGGATGAGACTTATCCTGATGGCCATTGGGAGCTTGTTGGTCCTACCACAATAGACCTGACTGATTATGCCACTAAGGAAGAGGTAAGTGATTTGAAAGACTCCATAGGTGAGTAAATAAAGAAGTATTTGCCCTTATCAGGAGGTACAATGGATAAGGGCAGCAACATATCCTTCCCATTAGATAGTGGGAGTACTGTGTATAATGGTTCTGGAATATCAGTGGGTGGCAAAGCCAGTACTGACATCCTACATGCAGCAGGAGGCACTACTAAAATCAAGACCTTGAATGGAGAATCTATGTTAGGAGAAGGTAATATTGTAATAGACCCTTCAAGTGTTCCAGTATCTTTAAGCTGGTATAATAGGACTAGCAGTCAGCAGGATGCCACAATAAACCTGACAATTGGAGATACCACAGTAAACCTATTCCCTAATATATTCAAATTATTTAAGGCTGGTAAAGTTTCCACTTCCGAGTCCCTTAGTATAGAACTTACTGCTAATCCTGGGGTAAGTGGGGTACCACAAGTTCCTACCTCATTATGCCAGTGGAGCATACCTTTGGCTGACAGTAATACCGCAGGTATTATATCAAGTGAGGATAAGGCTAAGTTAGATAACCTATCTGACCCAAAGAATTTGCTAGCTTATGGTGTGGAATGGGATTCTACCAACAGTAGCCCTGTACTTACTAGAATAGGTAACATGAGCCTGCATAAGTCTCTCCCAATACAATCAGCATTAAGAGGATGTGTATGCCAAGGTAAAAGGATAATGTATTATTTGGACCCAAATGACTGGTCTAAGAAAGCAGATGGTACAGATTCCAGATTGGATGGATATGATGGTACTGTACAGGTAGAAGTACCTGAATTTTATTTGTGGTCTGAAACGGAAGGAACCAAATCCAGAGTATATGTGTCTACCCAAAAAGTAGTTCCTTATGCTATAAGGATTCCTCATATGTTGGTAGATGCTTATAGGAGTACTGTACTTAATAAAGTGCCTGAGGATATGGGCTATTTATCTACACTTCAAGTAAATAGTGCTATTTCAGTTGTAAATACCTCTTCTTATTGTAGAGGAGGAAATAATAGCTCTAGCAGTGATACCTACTTGGAATCGGATAAATTCAGGACTAATTTAGGAAAACCTAGAACAAACACTAGTAGGGCAAACTTCAGAACTTATGCCAAAAATGCTGGCAAGATGTTGCTTACTTATGAGTACTACAAATCAATATTCTATTGGTTGTATGTTATAGAATATGCAAACTTCAATAGTCAGGCAAACTATGTTGAAGATTTGACTGAAGATGGATATAGACAGGGAGGGCTTGGCAATGGAGTTACTACTTGGAGTGATACTGTTTGGAATACTTATAATGGCAGATACCCAATAACTCCATGTGGGTACCCTGATAAGTTCACTGATACTTTGTCAGATGCACCTACCAATGCGGATAGAGTAGTAGTATCAGGACATACAGGAGGGTATATTACAAAGTGGGCATTAGGGGAGTATGCAGATATAATACCTGTTAGTGTTGGCGGTTCTGCAACTACTTATATGTGTGACCATTACTGGGTAGGTTACAATAATATTCAGAATACATTACTGGTTGGTGGCATGGCTTATTATGGTTCTACTGCTAGCTTAGCTAACTTCAATTCTACTAATAGTTCAGGTAATGGTGTAAAGAGGAATTAAAGTGCAGGTATTACTATAGATATGCAGATGATATAGTAATATTAGGTGAGTCAAAGGCTCACTTAAGGAATGTGCTTGTTGCCATAAAGTTGTATCTTAAACATGTATTGAAACTTGGTGTAAAAGGGAACTATCAGATATTCCCAGTAGAATCCAGAGGTATAGATTTTGTTGGATATGCATTTAGGCATGACTATTTTTGGAGTTGATATTCCAATACTTGCAAGTATTGCAGGAATGTCTTTAATACCACTAATATTTATGTATATCTCTTCTTATGTATTCAAGTTTTGTGAGTATCATAGGATGTTTCTGCATTATATAGTGGCAATCAACTCACAGTATCATGATTATGTTGAGCTGTTTAAGAGTTGGTTTGGTGACAATGTAGACCAAAAGATAATAGAATCTGCTATTATATTCTGGTTCAAAGATGTGGATTGCAAATCCAGAAATAAGGTAGTAAGTTACTTTAAAGAATACTGATAGGACAAGGGCAAGGTATAATCTTGCCCTTTCTTTTTGCATATATAATAAGTATCTTATTTGTGCTTGCAAAGTAATTTATTTATTATATTGTATGGGTGTAAAATTCTATATAACTTTGCATTGTTTAATTATATCATAATGGGAGATTATGGAAGAAGAATTGATTTTAGACAATATTCTAGGAGCAGAGGAAATAGAGAATCTGTTTGTAGATGATGAAGTACAGGATACTTCGCCTGAAGATGAAGAAACTCCTGACCAAGAGGATGGTAAGGAGGATAAAAAGAATAAAGAGAAAGACGAAGAAACTACTGAGGTTATTGATGTAGATAACTTATTTACTGATACACCAGAGAGCGTAGGTAGTGGAAAAGAAAATACAGAGGAAAAGGAAGATACCACTCCTAAAGGGGATGGCACTTCTCCCAAAAACTTCTACTCTTCCATTGCCAAAGCCTTGAAAGAGGAAGGTATCTTCCCAGCCCTTGATGATGAGGGCTTATCTAAGGTTAAAGACCCTGAAGACTTTAGAGATTTAATTGACCAACAGATAAAGGCAGGTCTTGATGAAAGACAGAGAAGAATTGATGAAGCCTTGAATGCTGGAGTTGAACCTACAGAGATTAGAAAGTATGAGAATACTATAAACTTCCTTGATTCTATTAAGGAAGAGAATATCTCTGATGAAGGTGATAAGGGAGAAAAACTTAGAAAAGACCTGATTTATCAAGACTTTATCAATAGAGGTTATAGTAAGGAAAGAGCTACAAGAGAAGTGCAAAAGTCTTTCAATGCTGGTACTGATATTGATGATGCAAAAGAGGCTTTGAAAAGTAATATTGACTTCTTCAAAGATAAGTATGATGAGCTTGTCAATGAGGCTAAGTCAGAAGCAGAACAGGAAGAGAAAGAAAGAAAGAAACAGGCTGAAAAGCTTAAATTATCAATCCTTAATGACAAGGATGTGTTTGGGGATTTATCAATAGATAAATCAACAAGACAGAAGATTTATGATAACATAGCTAAGCCTGTGTATAAAGACCCAGAGACAGGAGAGTACTTTACTGCTATCCAAAAATATGAGATGGAGAACAGAACAGACTTCCTAAAGAACATTGGGTTACTTTTCACACTAACTGATGGCTTTAAGAACCTTGATGGTTTGGTGAAAGGTAAAGTAAAGAAAGAAGTAAAGAAAGGTCTTAGAGAGCTGGAACATACTCTCAACAACACAGCAAGAACCTCAGATGGTAATCTAAAGTTTGTCAGTGGAGTTGATGAGGACCCTGAATCTTTCATAGGAAAAGGGTGGAATCTTGATGTCTAAGCTATGTTTAAGTCTGGTATTTACTTATGGAGAAATAAAATTACTAATGGTTTTATAAAAATAATTTATAATTTTTAATATTTTTTGACGATGGCTGGAAAATTAGGTAAGTTTCAAATGGTAGGCTTCCAACACTGGAAGGGCCTTACTAAGGAAAACCACCTTGGTTCTATCTTTCAGTTAGCTCCACAGAAGGCTACAAACCTAATGGTACAACTGCTGGCCTTCTATAGAGGAAAGACACTTGACACATTCCTAAATCAATTCCCAACAAGAGAGTTTGAGGATGATAATGAATACTACTGGGATGTTATTGGTTCTTCAAGGAGAAACATTCCTCTTGTAGAGGCAAGAGATGAAAATGGTACTGTTGTTACAGATGCCAGTGGTATGATTGGAGTAGGCACTGCTCCCTTCTATTTGGTATTCCCTGAGGATTGGTTTGCTGATGGTGAATACATTGTAGGTAATCTGAATGAAATCTATCAGTTCAGAATACTTGGAGACCCAAGAATGGAGGGTACTAATGCAGTGTATAAGGTAGAGCTTGCTGGTGGTAACACAGCAGGTGTTCCTGCTGAAAGATTGCTTGCAGGTGAGAGATTCTCAGTTGAAGCTGCATTTGTTGAGAAGGAACTTTCAAGAAAGGTTGGTGATGTAAGATTTACAAGCCCTGTTTCTATGAGAAATGAGTGGTCTGTAGTAAGAATCCAACACAAGGTTCCAGGTTCTATGTTGAACAAGAAGCTGGCTGTAGGTATTCCTATTGTTAAGGAAACTGAGGGTAGATGTACTAAGTCAGTTGCTACAATGTGGATGCACAATGTAGATTGGGAAGTAGAACAGCAATTCTCTGAGTACAAGAACAATGCACTTGCATTTGGTAGAAGCAACAGAAATGCCAATGGTGAGTACATGAACTTTGGTAAGTCTGGTAATGTTATTAAGACAGGTGCTGCTCTGTTTGAGCAGATGGAAGTTGCTAATACTGTGTATTACAACACATTCAGCTTGAAGCTTCTTGAAGATGCTCTATATGATCTTTCTGCTTCTAAGTTAGACTTTGGAGACAGATACTTCTTGATTAAGACTGGTGAGAGAGGTGCTATCCAATTCCACAAGGAAGTACTAAAGACAGTATCAGGTTGGACACAATTTGTTCTTGACAACAGCTCTATTGGTGTTATTCAAAAGACTCAATCTAAGTTGCACCAAAACTCATTGAGTGCTGGTTTCCAATTTGTTGAGTATAAGGCTCCTAATGGTGTTAGAGTTAAGATTGATGTAGACCCATTCTATGATGACCCAGTAAGAAACAAGATACTTCATCCAAATGGAGGTGTTGCATTCTCTTACAGATATGATATTATGTACATTGGTACTATGGACCAACCTAATATCTTTAAGTGTAAGATTAAGGGTGACAATGAGTACAGAGGTTATCAATGGGGTCTAAGAAACCCATTCACAGGTCAAAAGGGTAATCCTTACATGTCATTTGATGAGGATTCTGCTGTAATTCACAGAATGGCTACTCTTGGTATCTGTGTTCTTGACCCAACAAGAACTATGTCACTAATCCCTGCAATTCTACAGGGCTAATGATAAAAGGGGAGGAAAGATAATCTTCCCTCCCCTTATTTTATTTCAAAAAGTTAAGGAGAAGATATGGCAGAAAAGAAAATGGAAGAGAAGGTGGATTATACTGTACCTGACTTTGATATAGACAATACAGAGACTCCACTTCAGGAAGTATCAAAAGAAGAGGCTACTGTAAAAAGCCCTAAGAAGACACAAAAGAAAGTAGAGGTATCTGATGATGCCTTAGTTAGTTGTCTGAGAAATGAGAGAATTATTGTAAGACATGTACCTAAGCTGACAGGTATGTGGGGTAATAACCCTAAGCATGTATTGTCAGGAGGTATGGCAGAGGGTGCAGTTAGAACATTTGTAGTACCAAGATTATCTTCAGGTATGTTTGTTAATGTCCTTACAGACAAGGAAAAGGCATTTCTTGAGGAAATAATGGGTCTTGAATATAATGCACTAAGTATCTATAAGAAGGTAGATAACTTCTGGGATGATTCCAATGAGAATGGTATCAATAAGGTAAGATTGACAAAGCAGGATAACTATTTCAATCTATCTGACCCAGAGGATTATATCAGATATAAGATACTATTAGCTAATAAGGATTATATTGCCTCTTCATTGCAAGCATTGCAAGATACTCCTAAGGCTACTTACCAGTTTGTTATCATTTCTGAGGGTGAAGAGACTAAGGTTGCTAAGAATAATATGAGCACTACAATGATGTGCTATAAAGAGTTTGGTAAGATTGAGGATGATATTGATACATTAAGAGTTATTGTTGAGACTATTGATGGTAGACCTACATCACAGACTGCTAAACTTGAGTTCTTGCAGACTAAGGTTAATAGCTTAATACAGGCTGATAGCAAGATATTCCTGAAGGTTATCACTGACCCAATGTTGCCTACTAAGGTATTCATCAAGAAGAGTATAGAAGCAGGATTGATTTCAAATAGAGGGGGTTTCCTATACTTGAGAAGTGACAATACTCCACTATGTGAGGCTAATGAGGAACCTACATTGAATACAGCAGCCAAGTACCTGAACTCTCCAAAACATCAGGAAATCAAGTTTTCCTTGGAGGCCAAGTTAAAATAAAGAAGAATATAAGATTATGACACTACAGGAGTTTTCAGATGAATTTGATGTTCTCTACAATAATATATCCAGTAACCAAGCTCCGGGCCTTAATGAGTATGAAAAGTCTGTGTTTCTCACAAAAGCTCAGAATGAGATAGTAAAGAACTACTTTACTTCTACCCAAGGAGGTAACAAGTACCAGCAAGGGTTTGATGATTCTGCCAAAAGACAAATAGATTTCTCTACTCTTCTAGTGCAAGAAGCCTGTCCCTTGATAAAGGTGGATTCCAAGAGGGGAACTGATATTTTGGAGGGGGTCACAATCCCCGGAAATATCTATGGCAGTGCTCCTGAAGCTGTATTATTCAATGCCCCTAGCTTTATTGACAAAATACTGTTAGTGGTATCAGAAAGGATAATCATTAAGGATACAGATAATAATGTAGATAAGTATTATCAGGTAGTGCCTATAAAATTAGATAGTTTGCTTAATAACCTGAGCAAGCCCTATGGAAGACCTTTAAAGAGGCAAGTGTGGAGAGTTATAGAGACTTTTGGAGACCCTAAAGGGTCTGAAGACCAGACTGTAATTCCCACAAAGTACAATGGGTTCAGGTTTATATTGCATGATGCAGATGAGCAATTCCTAGGAGAATCTGGAGGTGAAAGTCCAAGGGATACCAAGGCCATTTACTTTATCACATATCTAATCAAGCCTAAACCAATAGTATTGGAGGACTTGGTTGGTGTATCAGTAGATGGTGAATCAGAGCAATCTCCATGTGTCTTGAATAGTGAACTACATCCTGAAATTCTTCAAAGGGCAGTAGAGTTAGCTAAATCTGCTTATATGGGAGATTTGAAAAGTAGTGTTGAACTGGGACAAAGAAGTGAATAATGACAACTGAGGAATTTTCTAATGAATTTGATGTTCTATTGAACAGCTACTCTTCAGGTGGAATTGAGTTCAACGAGTATGAGAAATCAATCTTTCTTACAAAAGCCCAAGAAGACCTGTTAGTGGAATTATACAATGGTAAGAATCCATTCAGGGAATCATTTGAAGAGACTGAGGAAATAAGGAGATACCTGAGCAACTTGGTAAAGACTTATACCACTACTGAAAAAATAGCAGACATTACTGGAATATCTGATAAGTCTGTATTCTTCAAGTTACCTAGTGACTTGTGGTTTATAGTTTATGAATCAGTTGAACTGAGGGATGATAAGCTAGGCTGTAAGGATGGTAACCAAGTACTTGTGGTACCCACTACCTTGGATGATTACTACAATACATATAACAATCCATTCAGGGGTCCGGGATACAGGAGAGTCCTGAGACTTGATATTGATAATGGGATTGCAGAAATAGTATCAAAGTATAATATAAGCAGGTACTTAGTCAGGTACCTATCTAAACCCAATCCAATTATATTGGTAGCACTGCCTGCCCATCTAAACATAAATGGAGAAAGCAAGATAACAGAGTGTGATTTACATCCTGCATTGCATAGGGTAATACTTGATAGGGCAGTAGGACTTGCAATAGCAAGTAAGGGTTTGGATACAAACAGAACAAAATAAACTATTGTGTAATTTAATATTAAATTAAAATGGCAACATTTAGTACAAATCAGGTAAGGCAATTTTATGTAGCAACTGTATTTAAGACTCACCCTGTAATTGAGTCTGACACTGCTGGTGCTATTGCAGTATCAAATGATACTGAAAAGAAACACCTGTATTTTGAATATAAGGGAGCTAATAACAGAATGAGAAGTGACCTTATAGATATAGAAAACATTCTCTATGCAAAGGCAACTAGTGCTGATAGCATGGCTTACAAGATGAAGTCAGCTACCATAGCATTGGATTCAAGTGTTAATGGTGGTGCTCCAGTTGCAGGTCAGGATTATATCCTAAGAATTGCATTTAAACAGTATGTGGGCATGTCTGATGAGGACCAATACTTCAAATATGGCATGGTTCATGCTTATTCTGGCATGACTGCTGATGTGTTCTACAAGACTCTTGCTCAATCTATTGCTAAGAACTTTAGCAGGGAAATAGTTCCCTTGATTAAGATTGAGGTACATAGTGCTGCAACCAAGAGCAAGGGAGGATTTGATGCAAATGGTTATATGACAGTAACTCCTTCTACTAAGGATAATGGCAAGAGTGATAGTACTAACCCATACCATGATGGTACTTCAGCAATTGTAGCTGACATTGACAGCATCAGAATTACTGAGGTAGAACAGCCTTGGAGATTAGGTGTTATGTCTCAGACACCAGTATATTTCACTGTACAGCCAGTTGAAATAATTGTAGATGGAGATGAGAGAATTTGGGGTACTGTAGAGATGGGTACCAATGGTACAATAGGTAATGGTAAGGTTATTGCAGACTTAGAGTACTTCTGTATGGGTGAAAGAGGAGACATCTACAGAGGCATTGGCTGGCCTAACAACATTCCTACCACTTATCTGATAGACCCAAGCAAGACATATAATGTGCTTGATATACACTATGCCTATGTAGGCAGCAATGAGTCAGTACAAAAGTCTGAAAAGACAATAACTATTGCTTGTGCAGATAAAGAAGTTCTCAATCATATAATCGGTGCAGTGGAAACTGCTACAGGACTTACTATTGCAGACATCTCCTAAAAGCGAGATACAAATAAGGAGACTTTTATAGTCTCCTTTTTTTTTTATTTACCTAATTTGTGTAATATGATAAGATTTGCTACATTAAAAGCCTCAGGAGAATGCAGGCAGTTGGTAATTGATGCTTCTATAGAAGCATACTCCTTCTATGATGATGTCTATATTGACTCAGTAGTCATAGATACTCAGGATACCTTCATGACCTCTGGGCCATCATCAAGCAGTGTATATACAAAAAGCATTGATGGTAATTCCAAGCATGTGACATTAATCCTAGACAAGACAGATTTCAATGCAGCAGTAGATTTTGGTAAGGACTTATTCTTTGTCTATATTACTGTCAAAGGTACAATGGCACCTGATACTCCATGTGGATATGACAGATATTATGATTTAGGAATAGCTGTCAATATGCATAACCTTTATAAGTCACTGATGGGTGGCATCAGACAGGTAGAGGAGACTTGCAATATTCCCAAGCAGCTTATAGACAAATACCTTCAACTGAAGGCTTTTACTACTTCCTTAAAGACAGGGAACTATACTTTGGCAATAAAGTATTGGAACAAGTTCTTTAGGAACTGTGTGATAACAGATGATACAAGTACTAAATGTGAGTGTTCATTATGGATAACTTAAGTAATGTATTGGAAAGGGCATTAACTACATACTTCAATGTACTTTCAAGTACAGGATATGTGTGTTATAATGATGTCAATAAGTTACTGCTTTTGTCCTTGATAGAAGAGCTTACTAGCGGTCCAATGTCTGCCTTTATAGATGATAAGGACTACAATAGCATGAATAATGCCCTATATTGTATATTTGGTACTTCATGCCTGATACCATATCCTCCTACTGAGGAAAGCTCTGCTGTGTATGGTGAAGAGGAATCTATCAGAATATCTGAGGATGGCATGATAAGATTCACACAAGATAACAAACCTAGAACTCCTGCTATATAAGTTATATATTTGCTTACTGCAAAAGATTCAATTAAAACTATTGCAATATTGATTATAAATATCTATATTTGCAATAGTTTTTTATTTATTAATAAGCATGCATATATAGTTATGACATACAGAGAATTAGTTTATTTATGTCTGGATGAGGTAAAGAGTATATCAGATGACTCTACTTTCAATGAGAATCATATTATACTTTTGGCAGATAAGTATAGGGCATTCCTTATAAAGCAAAGATATTCTGATGTCAAGAAGCATATACCTGAAAGCAACTATCAGACTATATGTCTGGATTTGACCAAATCAGTATCTCCTTCTGATTCATGTGGCAGAGCCTATCTTATGAGTAAGGAAGAGGTACCTAATATATTAAGTGTCAGTAATACCAGAGTATACCCTATTGATTTCTATCAGGATAGTATTACCTTCATAAGCAGGGATAGGATGAGATATGTAGGATATGACAAATATCTACAAAACATAATATATTGCTCCCTTGCTCCGGATAACCACTTGTATTTAATCTCTATGAATCCCCAATTCCTTTACCTCTCCAAGATAAAGGTAACTGCTATATTTGAAGATGCCAGCATAGCCTCTGAATTGGAATGTGGAGACAATAAGGAGTGTGATGTGCTTGATAGGAAATTTCCTATTGAGGAGAGCCTTGTTACTCCCCTTGTAAGTCTTATAGTAGGAGAGGTGCTGGGTGCTAAATACAGACCTGATGATAATAAGAACAATGCTAAGGATGATTCATCTGATGTTTCAGTAAAGCAGTAACCTATGAGTGATTGTCAAGAAGAGTATAAGAAATGGAAGGAGTTTAGGACATCAGTGTGTCACTTGAATGAACATAGGACACATAAGGTATCAGGTTCCTTGGGTGTGTACGATGCCTACAAGTATATAAGGAAAAACAAGTGGTTTGACATAGGCAGGCCATTGACTGAGCATGAGTTTTACAGCATTATAAGAAGAGTCAACAACTATCTGGCTGAAGAGCTACTTAAAGGACATGATATTAGTCTTCCTCATAGGATGGGAAGACTGGAGCTGAGAAAATATGATGCCAAAATCTACCTTAAAGATAATAAGGTTGTCACCAACTTGCCAATAGATTGGGATAAGACATTAAGGTTATGGTATGAAGACAAGGAATCTTATGATAATAGGACTTTAGTTAGAATGGAGGAGAAAGAGGTATTTAAAATCCATTATAATAGAAGTAAGGCAGACTATAATAACCAAACCTTTTATGAGTTCAATCCCAATAGAGAATTAAGGAAAGAATTGAAGAAGAGGATAAAAGATGGCAAGATTGATGCCTTCAAGTGTTAAACTAAAGGATTGTAGAAATTTAATTGAGATGGATAAATGATTAATAATATTCAATATACTAACATCAGACAGATACTGGATAGACTGAAAAGACATCCTCTATTGCAGAACCTTACACTTGAACAAGTGGTATCCCACCTAGTTACATTTATTGGGATATTTGGAATGCCAGAGTTATATTTAAATAAGGAGAGTGTACTGCATATAGAAGAGTTTAGGGCCATATTGCCCTGTGACCTTGTATCCATAAATCAGGTGAAGGAGTGTAAGACTGGGATATGTTTAAGGAGCATGACAGATAATTTCATGCCTAGAGAACACCGTGATAAGTATGAAGGACATAAAAGACCACAAGAGTTTACCTTTAAGACACAAGGCAGAGTAATATATACTTCCTTCAAGTCAGGAGATATAATAGTCTCATATAAGTCTGTTCCAATAGATGAGGATGGGTTTCCATTGCTCATAGACAATCTTGTGTTTATGAGAACACTTGAGCTATATATTAAGATGGAAGAGTTCACTACTTTGTTTGATATGGGAAAGATTTCTCCTGCTGTATTACAGAACACCCAACAACAATATGCTTGGTCAGCAGGACAATTACAGAGTGAATTTACTATACCATCACAATCTGAAATGGAATCAATAAGCAGAATGTGGAATACTCTTATTCAAAGGACAAGTGAGTTTGATAATGGATTCTCTTCTCTTGGCAATAAAGAGTATATAAAATTGCAATAGTATGATAAAGAAATCTACATGGCAGATAAAAGGTATGCAGAGGGACTTGTCTGTAAGCAAATTCTCTTCTGAGTATGCTTATGAGAACAAGAATATAAGGATAATGTCTACTGATGATAATACCCTGCTCAGCATAGTAAATGAGAAGGGCACTAAAGAGGTATCAAACATAGAAGGTATAGACTCTATAAAGGGATTGCCTATAGGACAAGCTACAATTAATGGTTATCTAGTACTGTTCACTACAGACCAAGACAATGGAAAAGATTACATATATAAGATATGGTTTGACAAGGACAGCTTGCATGGAGTAATATTATATGATAGTAACAAAGGTAATCTTAACTTTAATCCTCTATATCCTATAGAGACATTGTCATTCTATGAAGATGATAACATACAGAAAGTATATTGGACTGATGGATTAAACCAGCCCAGAGTTATCAATATTACTTCTATAGAAGATTACACACCCAATTCTTTTGACTTTGTTATGAGTTTGAATCCCGGTTCAACTGTTAACATAACCAATATAGAAAAAGGGTATAGTGGGATATTCCCGTCAGGGGTAATACAATATTGTGTTACAGTCTATACCAAGAATGCTCAGGAGTCCAATATACTGGCTATATCTCCTCTATATTACATAACAAAGTATGATAATGGAGGTAGTCCTGAGGATTCTTTATCTGTGAGTTTTAATGTAACAGTGTCTGTTAAAGATGTTGCATGTGAGTATGTCAGATTATATTCAATACTGAGAACTACACAAGATTCAACTCCCATTGTCAAAAGAGTTCAAGATATAAAGTTATCTTCCTCTACTCAAACAATCAGTTTTACAGATACTGGTAATATTGGAGAGAGTATTGACCCTACTGAATTATTATACTTGGGAGGAGAAGACATATCTTGTGGTACAATGTGCCAAAAGGACAATACATTATTCTTAGGAAATATCAATGTTAATAGAATTGAGCCTGATAGCTCTATTAGAGAGTACTTCAGAGGATTAAATGTAAACCTCAATACAGTTACCACAATTAATTTGGGAACACCTTCTGGATATTATCAACATAAGTTTCAGTTGAATAACAACTCTAGCACTATTAAGATATTTAAATATTTGGAGTGGTACAGATTTGGCATACAGTTTAAGCATAAGTCAGGCAGGTGGTCTTCTCCAGTACTCATAAAAGACGCTCAGATTACCAAAACACCCGGTACTAATGACTTATATGGTAGTTTTGGTGTTTCAAATCTGGTATTCTATAAGTGCATACCTAAGGTATCATTCAATGATGATACCATAATTGGTAAACTAAAGGATTTAGGATATATTGGATTCAGACCTATAATAGTATATCCCTCTATAGGGGATAGAGAAGTAATATGCCAAGGAGTTTTATGTCCCACTGTTTATAATGTTGGTGACAGATTCAGTAATTCCCCATTTGTACAGTCTTCTTGGTTCTCAAGACCCAACATTCCCTTTGATGTGATGAGGTCAGAGTCTGGGGATGCAGGCTTGCCAGATGTGTCACCTATATTTGACGTTCCTGAAAAGGCATTATATAGTGACCAAACCTTGTCAAGATATGGTATAATAAATAATGATAAGCAGTTTTATTCTCCTAATGAGTCGGTTAATATAAATATTTCCTTGATTGATACAGGTACTTGGGCTGAGTGTAGGCATAGTAGTCCTATACCAGGAAACACTCATAGGAATGCGGAGATACAGAATATATCCTACCCTCCTGCCACTCCACGCCTTGCAGGAGGAAACCATTTGCTGATAGATTTTAGTGAATATGTGGAGAAGCATAAACATGAGTTTTTTGTAGACCAATCAATAGTTACTCTTCATTCCCCAGATATTGAATTTAACAGTGAAGTTGAGAATTATGATATTTCCAAGTGTAAGCTGAGGATAATAGGTGCAACTTTGGTAACCGCCAGTGTAGGGGATATTGACATTGTAACTTCTACCACAGGAACTACCATGGTTGGCGCAGATAATAAGAAGTTCCCACCAACAGGGTTTTATAAGGAGTCTTGTGGTAGTGTCAACATATCCCCTTGGGCATTCAGAAGCCAATTGGCTAATATCAACTGGATAGATAATATTCAAAGAGACTTTGGTGGTGTTATGCCCTCACAATATAGAAGGATGCAGATAGGCTTTGCCACATATCCTTGGCATAGGAGTGGAGGTCTTGATGGTACAGGCTGGGCAGATGAGAATGGATATAGACCTGCCAAGTTACAGTATAAGAGGCTATCCAATTTGAAATTCTCTGCCACTAACCTGTACCTTAGCAGTACTAGTACATGGGATTCAGGGGAACTTGCAGATGCACAGATTTTTAATTCAAACGAGGTTACTCCACTCAAATTGAAGGCTCAGGAGCATTCTGGAAAAGGTACTTTAGTGTACTATGGAAATGTGGATAAGATTACTTCAAATACTGAATATTCAGGTAGTGATTATTACCAGATTGTAACATCTTCCACCTATAATCGGAATGATACCTCATATACTAACCACGACATATATGGTGGTGACTTTACACCTACCATACCTTTCACTGATAACTCAATAAATAGGGCATATGACCCTGTACACATAAAGTACAAGTCTACCCCTCATGCTGTTATTGTACTTGAAGACAAGTACAACTTGGGTAAGTACTCATATAAGGTTTTGCCTACTATCATAGATGGTAATGATTATGGAGAGCCTACATCTAGTAGTTGGCCTGTAAACCATGTTGCAATAACTCATGATGGTGCCCCTAACTTCTGGGATACTTTGGAAGTATACAACTCTGTGTCTCAGGATGTTATAGGAGACTTTGTAGGTACTGGTCCTAATAAGACAGTTAAAAGTATCCAATACGGCTGGTGGTGGTTAGCAGAATTATACAGAGATGATGTCACCAATAGGTTTGGAGGAGAGTCTGATGATGCTATACAGAGTAATCAATGGTTACCATGTGGAAAAACTACCTATTTCTATGATGATGACTTCAGCCATACTTATCTTGTAAAGTACTTGGAAGGAGACACATACTTCCAAAGATATGACCATTTAAAGACTTATCCATTTACTTTGGAAGATGAAAACTCGGTGACTGAGATAATGTCATTTATGTGTGAGACAAGGGTAAATCTAGATGGCAGGTATGACAATAATAGAGGCAATACTTCTAATCTATATATAACCCCTGAGAACTTTAACAAGCTAAATCAAGTATACAATCAAAAGGATAACTTCTTTACCTATAAGGTAAGTACTGATGATACTTCAGTATTGAACAAATTTCCTAATGTGGTTACTTGGACTAAGACTAAAACTGCTGGAGAACTTATTGATACTTGGACCAATATCACTCTTGCATCCACTCTTGATTTTGATGGTGATAAGGGTAGTATAACAGCTCTGAGAATGCATAATAATAATAATATCCTTGCTTTTCAAGATAAAGGCATTAGTCAGATATTGTATAATGAGAATGTGCAGATTTCTCCCACTAATGGAGTGCCTATTGAAATTGCCAACAGTGGAAAAGTTACTGGTAAGAGGTACTTATCTGATAGTATAGGATGTTCTAATAAGTGGTCTATATGCAGGACACCTAATGGTACCTATTTTATAGATGATATTACCAAAGGTATCTTCCTACTCAACAACCAGTTGGATAACATCTCTGATAGGCTTGGATTCCATTCATGGATTAACAGTAGGTCAACTGGAATAAATGTATGGAATCCTAAAGACTTTAGTGGATTTGTAACATACTATGATAAGGTAAATGGAGATGTATTCTTCATAAGCAAGGATGAGTGCTTGGCATTTTCAGAACCATTAGGCCAGTTCTCTTCATTCTACAGCTATGAGAATGTGCCATATTTCTCCAATATACTAGACAGGGGACTGTGGGTAAAGGATGGGAAGCTATGGCTGCACAATGAAGGCGATTATAATACCTTCTTTAACAGTTACCAACCTTTCTATACTACTGTCATATCCAATCCTGATATGACCCAGGATAAGATATTTAATACTCTTGAGTTCAGGGCAGACAGTTGGAACAGTGAAGGTAAGCTATTGGATACAACCTATGATACTCTTAGTGTTTGGAATGAATACCAAAGTGGTGAATCCAAGCTTACCCATGTACTTGGAAGACCTTCAAGTCTCAAGAAGAAGTTCAGGATATGGAGGGCTAATATACCAAGGGATAAATCAAACAATAGAGACAGGATGAGAAATCCTTGGTTATATCTTAAGCTATCTATGGAATCTGAAAATACAAATAAGACCATATTGCATGATATGGTGGTGCACTACTTTGAATAACTTGATGGAGATAGCCTAAAGGGAAGGTAAGTAATAAACTTATCTTCCCTTTACTTTTTAAATAATATTCTTGTATAATTCTGATACTTTACTTATCTTTGCAAATAAATTATTATAACATGGTTAATAGAAAAGTTATAAGGAAACACAATAGTCCTGTTACTACTGGTATCATTAATAGATATGATGATGGTGGTAGTATATGGGACATTAGCAAGCTTTTTACCAAAGAAAACTTAGGTAAACTAGGTCTTGGATTATTAGGCCCTGCTGGTAATGCAGCAAATGGTTTAATAAGTAATGGACTAAGTTCAGGAGCAGGCAATGCAGTCAATAAAGTAGGAAGTACTGTGGGTTCTGCCATTAGCACAGTCAACCCTTTATTAGGAGGCATTGTGTCTGCTGGTACTGGGTTGATAGGTGGTATAACCAATGCATTATTCGGTTCAAAGATTAATGAGGAAAATGTCAATAATGTCAGAAACTCCAATAATGCCCTGAGTACAGTTAAAGTTGATAGCAGTAGCAATGACTCTATACTTAATCAATGGTCTAATCAGGACTTTGGAGCAGACTTCTCCCAATCAGATATTGGGAAAGATGGATTGTTCAGTGACAAGGCAGAAGATTTATACAATGAGTTGAAGAAGGAACAGGAGATAGCCAGAGGCAGGGCACTGCTAAGTTATGATAATGCAATAGAAAGTGCCGATAAGATGAATGATTTAAGAGCTATGTCCAATTACATGGCAAAGGGAGGTAAGATTCATATCAAGCCTGAGAACAGAGGCAAGTTTACTGCCCTTAAAAAGAGGACTGGAAAGTCAGCATCTTGGTTCAAGGAGCATGGTACTCCTGCACAAAAGAAGATGGCTACCTTTGCCTTGAATGCTAGAAAGTGGAAACATGATGATGGAGGATGGATAGATGAAGAGTTTACTTTGCCTTACAGTGCCTATATAGCAGACAGGGTAAATAACATGGGACTTAATAACTCTCAAAAGGCTGCTGTATACAGTTCAATATATGGGGAATCAAGGTTCAATCCCTATGCCTATAATCCCAGAGGTGGTGGAAAGGGAGCACATGGAATCATGCAATGGAGAGGTGCCAGAATACCTGAAAGCTCTTATCTGCCTAGCCAAATGGACTACTTGGAAAATACACTTAATAGTGTAGATAGGATGAATTGGTTGAGTAAGAGAAGTCTGAACAATTTCAAGAAATCCAATACTCCTGAGGCTTCCTCCTCTGCATTTGAAAGAGGATATGTCAGGGGAGAGGAGTTCTCTAGAACCTCTAAAAGAAAGAAGGCAAGGTCTGTATATGACAAGATGCACACTCCCAGTCTGTCTGACTTATCAGATTATAATATGAGAACTATTACCAAACCTAATATACAAATACCTTTTAATCCATTTGGAGATGGTGGCCTCATGGGTACTCATGGAGCAGATTTTACCAATGGTGTCACTGTTATAAATAATGGAGGATACCATGAAGAGAATCCACATGAAGGAGTACAGATTGGGGTTGATTATAATGGAATACCTAATCTTGTGGAAGAAGGAGAGGTGATTTATAACGATTATGTATTTAGTAACAGGATTAAAGTACCTGATTCAGTGAAGCAGAAGTATAAATTGAAAGGTGGCAAAGGTCTGACATTTGCAGATGCTGCCAAAAGGATTCAAAAGGAGTCTGAGGAAAGGCCCAATGACCCAATAAGCAAGAGGGGGCTGGAAGATGGCCTCATAAAGTTAATGCAGGAGCAAGAGGCTCTTAGAGGACAGGGGCAATATGGACTTGAAGGAGTACAATATGCAGAAGGAGGTCTTATACCTGATGATTACACATATACTCCGGTGTTTGGTTCTTGGAAATCAGGAGAGATGCCAGAGGTTACAGCTACAGCAAAGAGACCCAGCATGATTAAATATGTGGATTATGACATACCTTCTACCATAGAGCCTATAGGTATTGATGGGCTTTATGCAGGATTTAGTGGCTTGTCCCCTATGGAAATATCAGGTATTGGTGAAGTAGGATATGATATACCTTCTAATGTGGAAGGTACAACTCCTGCTAAAGTTAGGGTACCCAAAAGAAAGGGTAATACAGATAGAAGAGGATTTGATGCTACTTGGCTAAGATATGCACCTGTAGTAGGTTCTGCAATAGGATTGGGTCAAAGTATATTCAGCAGGCCTGATTATACAGGACCTGATGCAATCATAGAGGCTGCAAACAAAGTAGGTAATTATGTTCCTGTAAGCTATAAGCCAATAGGGAATTATCTGCAATATAAACCACTTGACAGGAACTTTTATATAAATAAGCTTGGTGCACAGGCTGGTGCAACAAGAAGAGCTATTATGAACTCTTCAAGTCCTTCAAGGAATGCCGCACTACTTGCAGCAGACTATAATGCACAAGGCAAGTTGGGAGACTTGGCAAGACAGGCTGAGGAGTATAACTTGGCACAGAGACAGATGGTAGAGCAGTTTAATAGAGGAACCAATCAAGCAAACTCTGAGATGGGGCTTAAAGCTGCAATGGCTAATCAGGAGGCTGCACTAAAGGCAGGAAGTACAAGGCTAAGTGGTATTACACAAGCTATGGCAATGAGAGATGCAATAGATGCAAGAAGAGGTGCAAGTATGAGTGCTAACCTGACTAATCTGTTTGACTCATTGGGTAATATAGGAATAGATGCTTATAACAGGTCTGACAGGGATATGCTAATCAACTCAGGGGTATTTGGTACTCTAAGCCAGAAACCTAAGGAATGGAGTAAAGAAGAGTGGGAGGATTACAAGATGTCTGTAGCAGGAGGCAAGTATTCTAAAGGAGGAAAATTAAAGAAGAGAAGAGGAGGTCTCACTTACTAATATGGCAAATTATAGTTTGGTTGTAAATAGCAAGTTCCAGCCTTTCTCTTTTGACAGGTACTTGCAACCATATCAAATATATGGTCAGAATTATAAGGAAATTGAGGAACAATATACTGACTTGTCTACAAAGGCTGGTATATGGGATGGCTTAGCCAATGAGCAGACTGACCCATATACCTATAAGATGTACAAGACCTATGCAAATGATTTGGAGAATCAAGCCAGTCAGCTTGCAAGTGAAGGACTTAAGGCTGTAAGTAGGAAGAATATGCTCAACATGAGAGCAAGGTACAGTAAGGAAATTATTCCTATTGAGCAAGCATATAATCAAAGAAGCAAGTTAGCAGAAGAACAGAGAAAGTTAAGAGCAGCTAATCCATCAATCATGTTTGACAGGGATTTCTCTTCAATATCATTAGATGACCTTCTAGACAATCCAGAGTTAAGTTATACTTCAGTTAGTGGAGATGATTTATATAAGAAAGGTAAGGAAGCTGCTATATCTGCATCATCAAGAATGATGAATGTATCTCCTGCATTACAAGGTCAATACTGGAAGATAAGACAGGGATATGGAGCAGATGCAGCTAATAAGTTCTTATTAAACCAATCTAATATACCTGAACTTAAAGATGCTATAAATAGAATAGTATCACAGTCAGGAGTTACAAAGGAAAATTTAAGTAGAGCTATAGACTATACTATAAGTGGTATAATGTCTGGAATATCATATAATGAAAGTTATCAAGCTAATAGGGGATATATAGACCCAGCAGAAAGAGAAAGATTAGCTTTAGCTAGAGAACAGTTTGAGTGGTCTAAGGATAGATGGGAAGATGAGCAGTTAGGAGCTGAATTACCTAATGGAGATAGAGTTAAAGATGTTGGAGGTGGAAGAGTTAGGATAACACACCCTGATGGAAAGGTTGAAATTATGGCTGCCTCTAAATCTACTAGTGTCTCAAAAGGTCAGAATAAAGATAAGAAGCCATTCTCTGGATTACAATTTAAGATGTGGAACAACTCTAGTGCTACTACAGATTTCCAAGAAGGATTATCTAATGAAGAGTGGACTACTAAGAGAAAGGGCTTTGATACAGGAGATGAAGAACAAATATCATTTACTGACCTAAGTAACTCAATGCAGACTAATTTGGCAGCTAAGTTAGCTGAGTATGGCTTAACATTTGATGATGTAGAAGTATGGAGAGACCATGACTCATTCTCAGATGACCATTACCAAATAAGATTAAAACAAAGTGAATCAAATACATCTCAAGAACCTATAGGGTTTGGAGATTTATAAATTAATAATATGGCCTTAGAAGGATTAAAAGGATTGACAGCTCAGGATAGAGCCAATTGGGAAAAGAAATATAGTGCATATCTTTCAGGAAAATCTTCTGATGAAATAGAAAGAATGTATAGAAATGAAATGTTTAAGGCAAAGTTTAAGGACAGAGAAGATTACTCTGCCCTTAAACAGATGTCTCCTGAAGAGAGGGATGCCTTTTATAATAAAAGCTATACTGATTCTATTGAAGCAGTTAGGAGAAGTGCAAAAAGATATAGTGCCAATAATGATTTATTTACTGTAAAGTCAGATGCAACTAGAGTCAGAGAGCCTATAAGATATGAACTGTCTCCTCAAGAGCAAGAGGCTTTCAAGGCTAAGTCAATAGCCTATGATAATGCTATGAGGGGGTATAGTAGTGATTATGCTAAAAATGCCTATGATAGGGACCATGCTGTAAAAGATATAAGAACTGTTGCTGAGAGTGTATCACCATATTATAGAAAGTATAAAAACACTGATTATCTTCCCTTTACAAATAATGACTGGCAAAATATTGCTACTGAGTATAATGCCAAGAGAGATGCTTATGGAGAAGAAAGTGCTAATATATGGCTGCAAGGTAAAATGCAGGATACAGCATCAAAGAACCAAAGCTTGTTTGAAAAGGCATGGAATGGTTTTGTAGGAATGGGGGCATCAGCAGCAGGAGCACTTATAGGAACTTATGGTATGCTCAAAGGTGCTTATGACTATGTTGCTGGCAATTATAAGGATGTAAAAGGCCTGAATGGGTTTGAGAATTTTATGAATTCTGTAATGGATAATGATATTACCAGATTTGGTAATGATGTTACCCAATACGGAACAATAAATAACTTAGATGAAGCTAAAAAGAGTGGATTATCTGAGTTGGAGGTAATGCAGACTCAAGGACAACAAAGTGGTTCAGATAGTTTATTTGACCAAATATTCAATGTAAATACTATACCTGTAGCCATGCAGTCAGGAGGATTTACTGTAGCATCTATGCTAGCTGGATATGGAGAGGCCAAGTTGGCTGGATGGGCATTTAAAGGTATGAAGGGTGCTACAATGTTAGGTAAGACAGGTAGTACTACTCAGAAGTTAATGCAGGCTAGAAACACTCTCAATGCTATTCAAAAGGCTGAAAACTTTACTAATAAGTTTGTTATCCCTGGTCTTGCTGGAACTACTGAGGGTGTTATTGAAGGGCTTAATACTAAACTAGAAGTTCTAGAGGACTCCAAGAAAAAAATAGCAGAAGCTCAATCTAAATATGTAGATAGAAGATTTAAGGAACTGTATGAGGCTGAGTATAATAAAAGAATGCAGGAAGCCTACAATAAGTCAAAACTCACTAGGAATAGAGAAACAGGAAGGATGACTTCTTCTTTTAACCCTAATAAAGAGTCAAAGAAGATTTTAGATGATTTATATAAGCAAGCTTGGGATGAATATTCATCTAAGTATAAAGAAGCCCTAAATCAGGCAGAGTTTGCTGCTAGTAAAGCAGGAGTTAATAATTTCTTAGTGAACTCAGCTATTAATGGAGTAATAAACCAAACATTAAAAGCTGGATTGCAGTCTTCTACTGTACAGGGTACTCTTCAAAAGTCAAGACTATTTAATTGGGCAACTCCTAAAGGTAAATTTGATATAACAGGCTCAGGTGCAAATACTACTGTAACTCCTAAGTATAGAGCTTGGAAACAAACTTGGAATATAGCAAAAGAGCCACTTGGTGAATTTACAGAAGAGTACTTACAGAGTGTATCTAATGCTACAATGAGTGGAGGTGCAGCCAATAATATTCATCAGTTTATTGAAAATAAATATAATGGTGATGGCTCTGCTGAAGTAGGTGATTATATGGCTGGAGATTTTACAGCAGCCCTACTATCTATGGGTGAATCTATGGTAGATAATGAAACCATTAAATCAGGTATTTATGGTGCTATATCTTCAGCTATGGGAACTCCTGTATTTAGAGGTGGAGATTATACTAAAAGAGTGAAAGGAAGTGGTGGTAAATACCATACTGAAATTGACTTGTCTAGAAGAGAAGGAGAGAGCAGGTTAGGTCATATAACCAGACTAATGCCTTGGAGAAGTGGTATTACTAATGCTATAAGAGAGAATGCTGAGACAAAAAGACAATTATATGATGATGCTAAGACCTTAGAAACTTGGTTAAGAGACCCTAATAACAAAGCTAAGTTTGATGGTATAGTAGGTACATATAACTGGGCAAAGCAGATGGAGAGTGATGCTAAAAGTAATGATGAGTTTGGATATAGAAACAGCTTGTTAGGTAAGACTATCAATGATGTATTCATGTTAGATAAGATGAGGGGAACTCAGTATTATGATTCATTTATGAATGAACTTATTACTGTAGCTAACCTTGAAGAAGGTACAGAACAGGCTAATAGCTATATTAAATCTATGAGGGACAACATCAATACTCAAGATAGTAATGTTAGTGATACAGAAGTACTTAACCAGTTAAAGAGTAATGCCAATAAACTACTTAATACTATTAATACCATACAGAAGGAGTCTGATAAGATAGATAGAACATTAGGCAATGTAGATGAAGATACAAAGCAAGCTCTTATATTTGGTCAGATGTCTTTGCAGGATTGGGATAGTAGAGGCAAGAAGATTGAATCTGAACTTGGTAATATAGCATCTCTTATAACTGACAGCTCTAATCCTGTTAGTAACATGTCTCCTGAACTAAGAGATATTGTAAGTAGGTATGGCTCATTAAGTAGGGCTAAAAAAGTTAAGGAAGAGTTATCTAACTCCTTACAGAGCATTAGCAAGGATATTGATAATCTGAATAATAGGAAGGATATCCTTACAGACTCTGAAAAGAAAATCCTGAAAGAGAAGAAAGCTAAGCTGAAATCTATTAATAAGGTACTTAATACATTAAAGAGCATTGATAATGTAGAAGAGGAGTCTACTGTATTAAATGAATCTGAAATAATGGCTTTGCCTGCAATAGATAGAGCTATTATGATGAATAAAGAAAATCTCTCAAATTATTCAGAGGAGCAAAGAGATATTATAAGTAATCTTATAGATAGAGGTACATCTAAGGATATAAACTTCTACAATAAGATACAGGATGCTGGAAGAATGGAATTGGCTAAACAGTCATTCTTGACTCAATACAATGAGATACTGAGAGACCCTAACAGCTTTAATATGTATGTTCAAAGAGCTAAGCAGGCTGCATCTGATGTACTTACTAAGAAGAAGTATGAATCTATAGATAAAATATCTGATTATAAGGACTTTGCACTGGAGATGGATAAACTTATGGATAATGGGTCTCCTAGAGAACAAAGACTTATAATAAATGCTCTATCCAAATCAAATAACTCTAATTATGAGAGATATAAGAATGATAGAAAAACTCTTGAAGGTTTATTTAATCAGATAGTAAATGATGATGCTTTTAGGGATATAGATGCTAATGATGCAGATATGTTTGCATTATCTCTACAGTATTTAAGTAACAATGGAGTTGATTTGAATGATGAGAATGCTGTTGTTAATTCACTGTCTGAAGTAGATAGTGATGATAACTCATTATTCCAAAAGTATGTAGAAGATATAAACTCTAACTCTCCTGATGAGACTAAAGTTGTATTTACTAGTATTGGTGAAGCAATACAGACTTATAAGGATGTAATGCAGAACTATAAAAGGGATGAAGATGAAAGAGCTAATAACTCTAAGCCAGTAGAGGTACAAAGTACTACAACAGAACAATCTGCCCCTGCTAAGCCTGTAAATCCTATGCCTGGCATATTTGGTTCAGCAGCTACTACATTAGAGGAAGCCAATGAGTCTGCAAAGAAGACTGTAGAGGAACAGTCTTTACCAGCTGATAATACTACTTCAGCAACTACAGATAATACAGTTGAGAGTAAAGAAGATAAGAAATCAGATGAAAAACCAGAACCATTTGATACTTCTTCAAGACAGGAGAGTAATAACTCTATAGAGGAATTTAGAGAAAACAGTAATGATGATGTAGCTAAAAGTGCTGAACTGGGGTCAAGAGTTATAAGAAACTCTTCTGATAATTATTCAGAAAATGCAAAGAATACAGCAGAGGAAATACTAAACAGCTTCAGTAAGAATGAGTTTGAAAACCCAGATGAGTTAAGTGAAGCTTTAGTACAAAAGGCTAATCAGTTAGATACTTCAGCTGATGAAAATGATGAGGATGCTATGCAGGCATCTGCATTACTGAGGCAGGCTGCATCTAAAATTACAAACCAAACTCAGGAAAGAAAAATAAAGGAAAAGGAGGAAGAAGAGAGAGCTTCAGAAAACAAGAAACCTTCACTATTTGATAGAGCAAGGCAGAAGACTCAAGATACCAATAGAAGCATATTTGATAATAACTCAATGTCTTCTTTAATAGACTCTTCAGATATACAGTGGTTAAGGGAGAATTACCCAGATAGCCCAATAGTTAAATATTGGGATAAGAACAATATAGAGTCTTTTATAAGAAGTGGAAAGTTAAAGACTGGTAAAGATGCTACTAGAGTATATTTTGTAACAGATAATATATTAGCTCGAGAAATAAAAGCTAATATGGAATCTAATGGAGCTAATTATACTAACTTGGATATTCCTATAATAGCAGTGGTTGAGGATGAGAATGGTACATTAATCATAGATAACAAGAAGTATCAGCCTATAGGTACTTTCCCATCAACTAATACTAGTAATTATAAAGGTGTAGGAAATGTAGGAAGGATAAGAGAGTTAGTGGGAAACCAAAAATCTGGAAAACTCATAAGGGATAAGAATGGTAATATACTGACTTCAACATTAGCATCAATAGTTGCTAAGGCTCCTGAAAGAGTACCAGTAGGTAAACCTAATAATAATGCACAAAATCTATCTTTTAATACTTTAAGTAAGGAAGACCAAACCTCATTAAGAAGTGTCCCAAAGAGGGATAGGTATAAGAATCCTATATATGCTAAAATGAGAAAAGCATTTCTTGATAGATTAGGATTCTCTGAAAGTAACAAGTACCTATATGTAAATGTACCTAATTTGAAAGATAGTGTAAAAGACTTTAGAGTATTTATAAGGTCTATTTCTAACACTGTTGACAGAAACTCTAATAAGTCTATAGTAGAATTATTTAATGAGGGTGATATAAATGCCCTATTAAATTCTAATAGTAGGTTAATCAAGGCAGGTACTATATTGGATGAAATGTCTTCCAGCTTTCCTGATAACTCTGAAATTACATTAGATAGAGTAGATGGGCAATTAGTTCCTACTGGTGAGTTTGCTGATAGATTAAATGAGCTGTCTAATACTCTGACTAGAAAGATGAATAACCATCTTATTCTACCTAATCAGAATTGGAAATATGTAATATCACCTACTGAAGAAATATTAGAGGATGGAAGAAGAATGTTCTCTATAAGTATCTCAGATGGTAATACTACTATACTAGTAGGTAGGATAACTAATGGTACAATGTCTCCACAAACTAAGTTTGAGTTCTTTAGGAATCTTATAATGGATGGAACTGAAACTAGGAAGAGGGGAAACTTTGATTTTATAAAGTGGCAGGTAGAGTACCCAAAAAGTGGAAATAGTATAGATACTGTCAAGGGAAATCTAGCTAATGCCTTTGATGATGGTATATTGGAAATGAGTAATGAAGGTATAGAGTATAAAGTTAAGGGAATAGAAGTTAGGTCCCCTTTCACTTCTACAGGTGAAACTATAAGACCAGTAGAAGTATCTAACCCAAGTAATGCTACTCCTTCTACTCCTGTTAATACTCCTACTGTATCAGCTACTGACCAAGTGCAATCTGATAAAGCTATAATAGATAGTGAGACAGGTACTGTACTTGAAGGAAAGGTAGAAGAAAAGACTAATGTTAAGTTAGAAGCAGCAAGAGTTATAGCTGATAGAATTACAGAGGACTCTAAATTGATACAACTGGCTCCTGATGGAAGTGGGTATATTAACACTAAGACAGGAAAGAAGTATTCAAGAGTAACTTCAATAATTCAAGCAGATGCTGAAGCTGGTAATAGATTTGGCCCTAATAGTCCTTGGATATTACCATCTACAAATATAGGAACTAGTGTAGATGAATTTGTAAGAGATTTCTTTGCTGGAGAGTTCCATGAGGATGGTAAATTAATAAGTGATTTCTTCTATGACTATCCTAATGCTACTAATGCACAATGGAAACATTTTGTGCAAGAACTCCAAAGTCTGAAAAATTCTTTTGATGCTATGGGATTGACTATAATACCTAGAGATGTTACAGTTACTGGTACATTAAATGTTACAGATTCTGAAGGAAAAGTACATACTATAGATGTTGCTGGAACACTTGACTTACTAGCCTATGACCAAGAAGGTAACTTCTATATCTATGATATGAAGACTGTAAGGAGTTCCATAGACCAACATAAGGAAGAGAAGTATGCAAGACAATTATCTTTGTATAAGAAGTTCTTAGAGAATACTTATGGTATTAGTGTTAAGAGCCTGAATATTATTCCTATACAAGTTGAGTACCCTGAACCTAAAGGTTGGAAGAACAGCACTAATGAATATACTGTAATAGAAGGTAATCAATTAGCTATTAATGGTGAGGAATATAGAAATGCTAAGCCTCAGTTGTTTAGACCTAAGGAAGTAGGATATAGAGAGCCTAATATACAATATGAGAAATTAACTGATATTGAGAAGTCTCAAATATCTGAAATAGAGAAGATGATTAAAGAAAAAGATGCTTCAGTAAATCAGACTAGTACTGAAACTATTACTCCTACTGAGACCAAAGAAGTTAAAGTTGAAGAAGTTACAGTAGCTGACAATACTGAACCTACAGTTGATTTAAATACAGGATTAAACATAGGAAAGGTTAAAGATAGAAGAAAGAAGAAGTCAGGTACTAAGGTAAATCCTAAACCTACAAGGCTAATACCTTCAAGATTAACTTGGGGAGTTTGGGAAAACTTTATAACTGAGGATGGTGTATCATTATGGAATGAAGAAACCATTAAAGTACTAGAGTCTGTAGGATATACAGAAGAATCATGGAATCAACTTTCTGATGAAGAGATGGAGCATGAACTTAAATGTAAAGGAGTTAAAGTTCCATTCTAAGGCAAAAAAAAAAATAAGGCTAGGGAGGATAACCTCTCTAGCCTTTATTGTTTTATTAGTTTCTAACCTTTCTACCATACTCATAAGATTTAGCTGCTTCATAGGGGTGTTCCCATACATAGTTACTTCTAAGATAAGGAAACATTCTCCAGAATTTAGCCTCCCATTTGGAATCTCCTTTCTCATACATACCTTCTTTCTCAGATTGATAGTAAAATTCACTATTATCTTCATCAGCTACAAGGCTTCCACCAAATTGGTATGCCAGATTAGAAATATCTATAAGACCACTTACACCAACAGGAATCATACTCATAAGATTTTGTGACTCATCAACCATACCCCAAGCAGTATTCATTGCAGACTGCTCTCTCAACAATCTAGCTGCAAAGTAGTAAACTATACCAGTAGTAGTGTCTACTTCCTCCTCAGACTCTTTGTCATCATCATCTCCACCACCTTTAGCAGTCAATATCTTTAGTAGAGTTAATGCAAGGATAAACATAGCATCACCCATATTTCTCCTCATATTATAATACTGATTAGCAGAGAATCCAGCATTAAGCATTGCTTGTTTTGTCTTCTTACTAACTGGCAGTAATATGGCTCTCATAGTTAAACCAAAGCCTCCTCTATCAGTAAAAGTAGATGCAATAACTTTAGCTAAGCTTCTCATTGAACCCTCAGTTTCTCCACCAAGTATAGTATTATATTTGCTTGCACCATATCTTCTTTCAAGCATACCTAAGGCATAACCTCTCATGGCTAGCAACATATTACCAAACATATTCTGTTGGAAAGCTACTTTATCTTGGTTATTATAGATACCATGTAATCTGTTGTTTATTTCTCTGGCTTTATCCATGAAAGCAGATTCATCATCAATAGTCCAAGTAAGTTTATATGAATCCTCAAGTAGCTTTGTTTTAACATCTGCCATGTCAGCTAGATTATAGCCCTTGGAATTTATATAATCTAACTCTTCCTGACTAAGATTCAGTACAGAGCCAAAAGGGGAAGGGTTACTAAGAACATTATCTATCTGACCTATTATAGATTGTATAAGGTTATATTCTTTGATGCCCTCTTTACTCTTAAAGAATGTGCCTTCTAGTTTAAGAGTTTTGCCATATTTTGGGTCTGCATTTCCACTTTCATCCTCAACATCTACTACCTTATAAGCATTAAATAATGATATTCTGTTGCCATTAGAATCATACAACTTAATTTTATTAGCTAAAGCAAGATAAGACATAGAAGACATGTAGTGCTCTCCTACTTTATATGGTAGGAATAGGCTTTCTCCGAACATATTAAGTATCCTAGAATCTCTTGTGTGCCATGCTCTTTGGTTACCTCTATTTTCACTAAGCATATTAAAATGCCTAATCATTAAGGATACTTTATCTTCCTTAAATTCCTTTCCATATCCCCACCAATTCTGCATGAAACTTCCATAATAGGATTTATGTGCCTTGGCCCAATCTTTTACATCAAAGTATTCACCAGAGAAAGCTTCCTTAAATATTTCTATAGAACCAGTCCCAACATTGACCATACCACCTGCAATATTACCTCCTAAGAAGTATTTACTTGCAAATCCAGTAAGAAATCCAAATAGTTTATTAAGCACTAGCTTATTGCCAATCTTCAGCTTTGGAACTCCAATACCATATACTTGTTTATCAAGAAATTTAAGGTATCTATTATAAGCCCTAGACTTATCCTTCAATCTACTTTCTTCTGAGTTAATACCTTCTACAGTCCTCCTATTAAGAACCTCCTTTCCAACTTCAAGAGTATCAACAACCTGACTCATAGCTGCATAAGAATTTGCCATTCCTGCATAAGCAAATGTAGAATAGAATAAGTCAGTAGATAGCTCAGAAGGGTCTTTCAGCTTGTTGACCCCATATAGAGGAACCCTATTAATCTTCTCCCTTTCAAATGCAAGTTGATTATGGAACATATCCTCATCTATAGTATTGTATGTCTGCTGACTTCCAAAATCAGTATCTTCACTGTCCTCACAGAAAGTATCTCTCATTTCAGTCATTACAGTATGTATAGTAGCCTTACTTGAATTTTCAAATAATCTCCTATTCCTAATCTTATTGGAGAATGTACCCTTGAATTGAGGCATTCTGTGTAAAGGCATACTACCTTCAGGCAGTCTACTATCCAAATCAGCTTTAAGTTGCATATACTCATTAAGCCATTTTACCCTTTCAGGATATGGCTGTATATCTCTCTTATACTGTTCACTTTCATAGTCAGAGCTAGGAATGTACATCTGCTGCTGATTGTCCCACTGACTATGGGCAATATGTGTTGCATCTCCCTTATGCCATATTTTAGCTTTAGGTTTAAAGAAGTTATCCCATAGCAATGCTTTTTCAAAGTCAGATTTTCCATCAAGATTAGGGTACTTTTGGTTAAACTCCTCTATACTTTGTTTCTTGAAGTCTAGCCAGTCATTTTCATAATCTCCCCAGCAGTATGCTGATATAATGTTTCCTGTTATAGTACCATCCCTGTTACTTCTTTCAACAAAAATATCAGTATTACTCAGCTTAATATCTTTTAACCTAGACTGTAATACCCTAAGTTGGTCCTGAGCTTGAATAGTCATATCATCTGCCCACTTATTAGCTAGCTTCACAGTCTTATCTGCTAACTGACCTATAACATCTGAATTGTTAGACATAGATGCAAGGAACCTTTCAAACAGAGATATATCACTCTCCAAGTCATTCATCAAATCTGATATAGGAATGTCCTCTGAATCTCTATACTCAATAAGCTTGTTATTGCCTCTACCTTTCCAATTGAATATGACTCTGGCTGCTCTTGTAATATATTTATTGCCATAGTTAGCACCTTCAAGGAATTTAAGGAAGAATTGACTTTCCTTATTCTTGAGTTCATTAATCAATCCATTTCTACCAGTAAGTAGCTTGTTCAACTTATCAGTAATATCTAATAAGTTATATGATACTCTGTTACCAAGAGAGTCAGTAATTATAACATTCCTTGTATCTCCAAGTAATCTATTTGCCCCAGATATGTTAGAGGTAGATGAGTTTATAAGGTCTATTAATGCAAGAGCATTCCTAGCAAATGCCCTAACAACTCTTAGTGCCTTAGCATTAGCTGGCATATTGGAGTTGAAGTCAGTTACATTATCAAAGTCAATTGATGCCAATATATCAGGTATCTCAGCTACCATTAAGTCACTCATTAGTGATATAGCTTCTGTTATCCCTTCAAGAGCAATTGAATCTGCAAATGAAGAGGGTACATTTAAGTTTCTACCACTCTCAACCTGGCCCACTATATTATTGAATTTATCAAATAATGTATTACTGATAGACTTCATCTCTGAAGCTTGCAATTTAAGCCTGTTCACAGCCTGCTTGAATACTTTAACATTAAAGGAAGTAGGAGCATTATATAAGGTCTCCTTGGTTTTAATAGCCTCTTCTACACTACCTGTAAAGTTGGGAGACATAAATCCCTTAGCTATCATATCTGCAATTCTTTCAGCCTCTAATGCAGCATTGGCAATGCTATCTCCTTTTATGCTATGAAATATTCTCTTGGCTGTATTGACTATTCTCTTAACAAGAGATTGCCAAGGTGCTCTATCATCTATATTACCTGCTATAGCCTGACCAACTAAGGTACCAGCTATCTCTCTTCTGGAAGACTCTCCTAGATATTTACTATCATACTCATCTCCTACTATCTGCTTTTGTACCTCTGGAGTTAATAACCTCATAAGCCTCTCTACTAGAGGGGAATTTCCTAAGGCACCTATAGCAAAGTGTCCTGCCTCTTCTGCCAATACACCAGTTACATTTTTACCATTAGCTACTTGTATTAACTGATATAGGCCATCAGCAGTCTTCTTGGCATTTTTAGTACTATACCTTCCATTTACCTTCTCATCATTCTCAATGAATTCTATACTGACTCCAGCCTTATTCAGGTAGTATTTAATCCTGTCTTGAAGAGTCCTATTAGAGATTTCCTGATTAAGAGCTAATTCATTGGAAGGGTTTTTCTCAACTACAGATAAATTATATCTACCATCTTTTGTAGATGTAATAGTAGCCATAAATTCATTATTAAACTGGCTGTTTCTATTAAAAGATTGCAGTCTGTTTACTGCTTCCTCATAATCATAAATGCCAGAGTTTATATCCTTATTCAGAGTATTAATCAATGTATCTTTGTCTACATTAAGCTTAGCAAGACTTCTCAATGATTGGAAAGTAATTTCACCATTCTCATCAAACTTAGCACTTCCTTGTACCTTTTCAAGAAATTTAGGATTAATTCCTATACCATAATACTCCTTTGCAAGTTCCCTATTATTAGAAGTGTAGTGAAGCAGGTCTTTGAATAACCTGCTTTCTACTACTTCACCTTTAGAGTTTGTGCAATGAGCATAAATTGAACATTTATCTGCCATATTAACAAACTTTTTCTCCTGTATTATCAGTTAAACCACTATTTTGAATCTCATTCCTTATTGCATTGACAGTGTCTGATAGGTCTACATCTGACTGACTATTAAGATACTCTTTTATAGATTCCACTTGTTCAGCCATGAATTCTCCATTCTTGATGCCATAATCAATTATCTGATTGATAGCTTCTTCTCTATTGAAAGAGTTAGGAGTATTTTCAGGAATAAATTCCTGAGAGCTATTACCTTCCATATTGTTATCATATTGCTCATTGTCTGTCAATCTAGATTCTGAGTCAGATACATATTGAAGGGATTTATTAGTGGTACCTAATTGAGATACCTTATAATAGGTTATAGACCCACCATAACTTACATTGAACTTATCATTGCTACTATCACATATATATGTTATACCATCTACTACTATACATGGTCTGAATGCCACACAGTTCTTTGGTAATGTACTATCCTTAATAGTATAGTTCTTAGCATCATCACCAAGTTTATTGACATCTAGAGTAAAGTTAGAAACAGCTTCACCATTCTTATAAACTAATGTTTTAAGATATTTAAGATTGCTTCCTTTTGCTGTAAATACCAGTCTCCTGTTATCAAGATGATTCAATATATACTGTTTAGCAAACTTCTCACTATTAGCAGTAACAGTACCTTCCTTAACATCATTAAGGAAGTCTACATAACTCCTTTCAACCCATGCACCATTTCCATCATTAGCACTAGAATCCCACTTTCTTCCTACTTTGATAGCAAGCTTCAATTCAGTAGGAGCAAGGTTCATAAAAGCTAAAGGACTGAATGTAAATCCTAGCTTATAGAAATTGTACATGAACAAGTCTCTAGCTAAGTCAGGCTCTGTTTTAAGTAACTCTGCCCAACTTCCTTTCAACTCATCTTTCTGATAAGGAGCAAGTCCACCTATTCCCTGTACATTCATACTTATATCACCAGTTTTTTCATTGGTAACAAACTGCATATACTGGAATAAAGGAAGAGACTTCAAATCAGGATTACTTTCAAGAGTATTGAATACTTCTTTAGCAAAGTGTTTAGTATAATATTCTCTGGCTGGAATACCATCTTTAGTAGGCATCTCACCATTAAATAAACTATCCTCTTGCTGAGAAAGCATATAAACAAGCATATCACTATGGATACTATTGATTGTATCAGCATCTAAGAAATTACTCTTAGTAAGTTCTGCTAATCTATTTCTAGCTCCACTATATGAAGGAGTATTATATGGATAGTAACTGTTAAGTAACATACCAGCTCTCCTGTTCATATCATACATAGCCTGTTCATAAGCCAAAGGATTCTCAATAAGACTTTTAAGATATTCCTGATTACTTCCTTGCAAGTTGGTGTTATTGGTTATAGGAGAATCTATAATATCTGTAACTTTCATATTTACAGA